CATCGGCGACGGGCGCCCGGGGCGCTGCATCGGCGACGGGCTCCCGGGGCGCTGCATCGGCGACGGGCGACCGGGGCGCTGCATCGGCGACGGGCGACCAGGGCGCTGCATCGGCGACGGGCGCCCGGGGCGCTGCATCGGCGACGGGCTACCGTGGCGCTGCATCGGCGATGGGCGACTGGGGCGCTGCATCGGCGACGGGCTACCGTGGCGCTGCATCGGCGACGGGCTACCAGGGCGCTGCATCGGCGACGGGCTACGCTGGGAAAGTGAAGGGTGCTCTGGGTTGCGCTCTGTTGCTAGTTGAGCGAGATGAGAACTATAACGCCATTGCGGCGGCCGGCGCGATTGTCGGTAAAAAAGGCATCAAGCCGGATACCTGGTATGTGCTGAAGCGTGGTAAATTTACGAAGGTGGCGGAGTAATATCCAGATGCACTACATCATCAAAGTGAACGAAGATGGTAGTTGGCGCCGTGTGTATGAGAAGCCGGAGCCGGTCTCGGCCCAGCGCGTCATCTACGCAAGCAAGAAAGGCGGCAAACCCGTGCGCATCGGCATCAACAAGGCGAAGCGCATCGCGCACGACGCCGACCGACGCGATCAGCTCATCGTGCTCGCGAAGCTTGGCCCGGGACTGCCGCGCGAGCACAGCCACCATCAGCAGCTGGTGCGCTCGCGTCACCGGTACTATCACGAGCAGCACGAGGAATTCATTCGTGAGCGATCAAAAGCAGCTGCGTAAGAACACGGTGGAGACGCTAGCGCTGCTAGTCGAGCGCTATCCTAACCTGCGGCTCGGGCAGATCCTGGGTAACGCGCTGGTTGGTGATCTGTATTACACGTCGGACGTCGAGCTGGCGCGCGGATTGAATCAGCTTTTCATCAGTTTTACGCAGATGGAAGCAGCAGGGATAATGAAACATGGGTAAGATTTGCTCCTGGTGTACTAAACCGATGTTGGCGCGAGGTATGTGCGCCATTCAATACGAGGGTAAAGTATGAGCGCACCGAACTTCACCATCCTCACGCAGAAAGAGCTGACCATCGATCTGTCGCGGCCGGCGATGCAGCACATAATCTCTGTACTGGAGGGGCGAGATCCGCCTGTCATCAGCAAGAGCGCCGAATGCGAGATTGACAACTTCCGCAACACACTTCAGAATCTCATGGAACGATCCGAACCAAAAGCTGAAAACTTCGATCTGATAGGAGAGTGAGATGATTGTCCTCGTCACAGGCGGCCGCGACTACAGCGACCGTGACACGGTACGCAAGACGTTGGACCGCGTTCACGCCGAGCACCACATCAGGCTGCTCGTGCACGGCTGCGCCACGGGCGCGGACACCCTGGCGGCGATATGGGCGATGGAGCGCGGCATCCAGCCCGCCGGCTGCCCCGCACTGTGGGACTTCTACGGCAAGCCGGCGGGTACCATCCGCAACGGCGCCATGATCCTCCTGCGGCCCGAGCTGGTCGTAGCGTTCCCCGGGGGCGACGGCACAGCCAACATGGTCGGGCAGGCGCTGCAGGCCCGCATCCGCGTCATCAAGGCCGATAACTCTGACCTGGTGGGAGGCTGAGATGGCTAGCAGCTACGTCAACCCCGACGCCTGCGCGCCGACAGCACTGTCGAAACTCTTCTCTGAATCTTTCGAGCGCGCATGTGACCGTATACGCCGCGCTGGCGGCGACCCGCGGGCTGTGACCCGAGACGTGTTTGATCGGCTCCTGGCGCCGCACGGTATCGAGCAGCGCACGATGTTCAAGCGGGCCGCCGTATTCGCCCGCTGGCGTCGTTGGAAGCGCGGGGCGTGGGTGGTTGTGGTCACAGGCGACGGCGCCAGCACCGGCCACTGCGTCACCCTGCGCGACGGCCGCGCTATGGGTAACCGCTGGTGCCGGTTCGAGCCGGGCCGCTTCCGGTACGAGTCCCTGAGAGTGCACGCCGCCTGGAGGGTGGCCGCATGATAGTCATCATGAAATATTGCGGTAAGTGTCATGAGCACACGCCGCGCGGGCATCGAGGTAGCTGTAAGCCGTGCAAGAACGCCAGAGCCAGGGTACGTCGTAGTACGCCAGAAGGTAAAGCTGCGGCATGTAAATCCTCGACCGATTGGCGACTGAAACACCTGGATCGCGCCAACGCTACGCAGACCGCACGAAGGTCGACTCCGCAAGGTGTAGCAGTCGTGTTGCTTCAACGCGCCCGCCGTCGCGCCAAGAGCGCAGGTTTACCATTTTCTCTTAGTCTAGATTCGTTGCGACAGAAACTTGAGCGTGGCGTATGCGAGGTATCTGGACTTCCTTTTGTTTTGACGCCATTTGGCAATCCGCGTCGTCCGTCAATCGACCAGATACGGGCCGGTGAGGGATACACACCACAGAACACCCGCGTAGTGCTTTGGGGTATCAACGTCGCTTGCCATACCTGGGGACTTGAAGCTATAACTGAAATTTTTAGGAGCGTCCCATGAAAGCTGTCGGATATGTCCGCGTTTCCACAGTGGAACAGGCACAGAGCGGTTTAGGGCTGGAGGCGCAGCGCGCCGCTATCACCCGGTGGGCCGCCGAGCGCGGTCTGGAGCTGACCATCTACGAGGACGCCGGCATTACTGGCACCTCTATGGCGAAGCGACCGGCTCTGGAGCAGGCGTTGTGCGATGCAAAAAAAGGCTCCGTGCTGGTAGCCTACTCCTTGTCTCGCTTCGCAAGGTCCACCAGGGACATGCTAATCATCGCTGAGCGGCTCAAGCGGCAGGGGGCCGACCTTGTAAGCCTGACGGAAAGCATCGACACCACGACTGCCACAGGGCGTCTAGTGTTCACCTTACTGTCCGCCCTGAGCCAGTTTGAACGAGATCTTACGTCTGAAAGAACCCGTGCGGCATTATATGCCCTGAAGGCGCGCGGGGTGAAGCTGGGGCCGAAGCGGCCGAACCCCACCGCCGGCAACGAGGCCAACCGATTGAAGTGGGAACGGATCCGTGCTAACATGGCACCCGCCTGAAACTTGACACTAGGAGCCAAATATGACTCGCAAAGACTTTGAACTGATAGCCAGTCTGCTACGCGCGGTTGGACTAGATTACGATACACAGCAATACGCCATCACCGCTTTTGCTGACGCTCTCGCAACCGCCTACCCTAATTTCAATCGCAGCAAGTTTTTGAAGGCTGCCGGAGCGTACAAGCCATGATCTACGCCTATCGATGCAGCCCGTGCGACCGCGAGAAGCTGGAGCAGCGCGCGGTCAAGCACATGCTGACGAAGCTTCCCAAGTGCGATCAGTGCGGGCGACGGATGAAGTTCTTCATCTCCAGCCCGCCGCTCGCCATCGTCAAGAATCCAGCAGCGGGGTACCGGTCATGAGCGACATCGTCACCGTCCCGCTGAATCCGCCGGCAGTGGTCGGCAGCCGCCACGGACAGCAGTACAGCGACTGGGCGTACAACGATCCCGCCGGCATCGTCACAGCGGCGTACCGCAACCTGCAGGGTGTCGAGTTCGACACCTTCGTGGCCCGCGGACTGTCTGGCATCCTCGTGGCGCCGCTCTTGGCCCGCGCGATGTCGCGCAACTTTCTGATCGTGCGCAAACCCGACGAGAATAGTCACTCGTCATGCAAGGTCGAAGGCACCTTCGGGCGCAAGTGGATCTTCCTGGATGACTTCATCTCCGGCGGCGGCACATTCCGCGCGTGCCGTGAAGCCGTCGAAAGACACGCTCGCGTGCCGCACGAGCTGATCGGCGCCTACTGCTATCAGACTCCGCCGTGGGAGTACACTGAGGCGCCAAGGTGCGCGGCGAACTGGGGGCAGTTCCGTTACTGGGATATAAACACCAACGGGTGGCTAGACAGCATATGAGTGTCACTATTCGCATCATCGATTACAAAAATCTTCGCCGCAGCTACGTGCTGTGGCGGAACGCTCACCCAGCCATCCTGGACTGGTACAAGCGGTGGATGGATAACTGGAGAGCAACAACAAATGCGTAGCAATCATCCCTGGCGCGAAGCCAGTCCCGGCGTGAAGACCATCGACCCGGTGGTCAGCACCCGCAGCGCATCGTTCGCTGCATATCTATACGCGCTGCCGCGCGAGGAGCGCCGGCAGATCGAGGCGGCGGAGCGCGCGTTCGTGCTGAAGGCGAACGCCTTCACCAGTCCGCAGCGATCTGCGGCCAGGGATCATGCCGGCGGCATGCTCGGCGTAAAGGAAAACGAGCCGGCGGACTACCGCGGGTTCGTTGTTTGACAGGGGGCAGATTTCTGTTACTCTGAAAATGTAGCTACTGTTTTTCAACCTTAAGGAGATCGAAACCGATGAACCACGCAAAAATTGCGGCCGCGCTCCACGCGCTCGCCGACGCCTTCCTCGAAGGCGTAGAGACTGTCGAGACCGCCGTGACAGGCGGCAAGAAAGGCGGTAAAAAGGCCGCCGCAGAGACATCGGCGGCACCCGCTGCCGGCGCAGCTCAGACCCCCGCCCCGGCGCTCACGCCGGCACCCGCTGTTCCGACCATCGACAAGGCGAAGCTGAACGCGGCCGTCCTCAAGGTGGCCGCGAAGAGCCGTGACGCGGCGGAAGCGATCCTAGCCCGCTTCGGTGCGAAGAACACCGTGACGCTGCCCGCTGAGCAGTGGCAGGCGGTGTTCGACGCGTTCGAAGAGGAGATCGCGAAGATCGACGCGGCCGCTGTGCAGGTCGCACAGGCGTCACTGGTCTGACCGTCTAGCCTCCACACTCGCCCCTAGATTCACTAGTAGGGAGCGGCGAGATCCGACGGGCGGGTGTGGATGTGCTTTAGGAGCTGAAGCTATGAAATGGAAAATGAGCATCCAGCAGTACGCGCACGAGATCAGCTATGTCTGGACCGTGCGGCAGAAAGTCAGTCTCTGGCTACGTAGCCGCACGCTGTGGCTTTCCATCTGGCTAACCGCGCGGAAAATGAAGAGGAAGTGGCAGCATTGATCATCCACGACCGGCCGCCGAACTTCGAACTGATTAAGGCTGCGTTCCCGGGCGCGGAGAAGCCTGGGGTTATTTTTGCGTACGCGGGTAATATTTACCACCCTACCGGTGGCGTCATTCCGCCGGCACTGATCGCGCACGAAGAGGTGCACTTGAAGCGCCAGATCATGCACGGTGCCGACATCTGGTGGGACCACTATCTGCGCGACTCCGAGTTCCGCTACCACGAAGAGCTGTTGGCGCACGTCGCCGAGTTCAACATGCAGAAGGTCACAAAAGATCGCAACTTCGGCGCCGCGTTGTTGATGCGCACCGCCATGCGGCTGGTGGCGCCGCTGTACAATTACCAGCCTCCTCGCACCTTGCAGGAAGCGATGAAAGACATACGCCGGGAGATCGCACATGCTTAAGAAATTCGAGAGCTGGCTGTTCCACCGTCTGTTTCCTAAACAGCGCGCCGTCATATTTTATGCGGCAAAGGTCTGTGCTGAGGCGGAGGTGGGTCGTAAGTACCGCAAAATGCTCTACAGTATGCAGCGCTCCCCGCTCGATGAAAGCGTATGGGTGCGCAAGTTCGTCACCCTCGATGCCGACTACGATAAACTGGAGCAAGAAACGTCCAAACTGCGCACGGAGAATCTAGGCTTGAAAACCTCGTTGGCGATTCTACAAGAGCGGAAATGAGCGGCACGCACTCAATCCTGGCACCGTCCGGCTCGTCGCGCTGGCTGCGATGCGTCGGCGCGCTGTATCTGTCGCGCGGCGTGCAGGATCCAGACAAGGAACACAGCGCCAGCGGGACGTGCTCGCACTGGCTGCTGCAGTGGCAGCTTGAGAATCCGACGCTCGACCTGGACAGCTGGCTCGGCAAAGAGCTGACGTTCGGCGACAACCCGCCGTTCAAGTTCAAGATCGACGAGGAGCGTCTGGACCGCGTCCGCTCGTGCGTCGCCGTGATCAATCGCGAGCCTGGCGATATGCTGGTTGAACACCGGCTCGATACGACGCCGGTCCTGGGCGTGCCAGATCAGCAAGGGCACAGCGACATCATCAAGCTGTATCCCGAAGGCGGCGCGGTCATCCGCGAGCAGCTGTACAAGGGCGTGCTCAGCGTGCACGACTACAAGGACGGGTACCTACTCGTCAACGCAAGGGACAACACGCAGGGTCTGATCTACCTGTGCGCCGCGATGACCGAGTTCAGCATGATCGGCGATTTCAACGCGTTCCGATTCTGCATCCACCAGCCAAAGCTACATCACTACGACGAGTGGACCTACACGCGCGCCGAGCTGGAAGCGTTCATGGCGCTGGTGCGGCCGGTGGCGAAGCTGGCGTACGACATCTATCACGAGAACGTACCGTTCGATCCGGCGGCGCACCTGGTTGCCGGCGAGGAGCAGTGCACCCACTGCCCGGTCCGCGGCCGCTGCGTCGCGCGTGCGAAGCGCGTCATGAGTATGTTCGAGCCGCTGGTGAAGCGGCACGAGCTGGATGACAAGTCGCTCGGCATCGTGTACGCGCAGCTCGATGAGATCGAGGCAGCGATCACGGACTTCCGCGCCGAAGCGTTACGCCGTGCGAAGATCGGCGTCATACTCGAAGGTCAGAAACTGATCTACGGCAACAAGGGCAAGCGTGTGTGGGTCGACAAGGCCAAGGCACAGGCGGCGCTGGAGATGACGCTGGAGCCGGAGAAGCTGTACGAGCCGCGCGAGATCATCTCGCCGACGCAAGCGGAAAAGATTTTGAAGAAAGGCTACGAAGCCATCGAAGATCTGGTGACACAGTCGGACCCTCAGCTCCGCCTCGTGCCGCTGGATCACAAGGGAGAGGCGGTGACGCCTGTCCAATTTATCCCGACGCAAGAGCCGGGACTGATCTAAAGCAACAGGAGATTGAAAATGTCGAATGAAAATGTACTCCGTCAGATAAAGATGGACAACGTGCGGCTTCTGCGCGTGTCGCTTACCAAACAGTACATCGGTAAGGACGCGAAAATCGATCCGACCACGGGCAAGCAGGAAGGCAAATACCACATCGATGCGGTGTTCGCCCCGACCCATCCGCAGTTCCCCGAGCTGCAGAACCTGATCCGCGGCGTCGCGACGGCGAAGTGGAAAGAGCAGACGCAGCAGACACTGGACATGATCAAGGGAAACAACCAGCGCTTCCCGCTGCAGCGTGGCGATCAGTACCGACCGGGCAAGCCGGCATACGCGGGCATGCTGTACATCAGCGCTGGAAATAAGGATCAGCCCACGATCCTCGTGACCGAGAACGGTGTGAACATCGCGAACCGGAACACGCCCGTGATCCTGACGCCGAGTCACCCGTGCTACCCGTACGAAGGCTGCTACGCCAACGTGCTGCTGGAGTTCTACACGTACCTGTACGGCAACAGCCCCGGCCTGGGGTGCAGCGTGCTCGGCGTGCAGTTCAACAAGCACGGTGAGCGGTTGCGCGGCAGCTCGGTGGCGAGCGGCAGCGAGTTCGGATTGGTCCCCGCCGACGCGGACGGCGCGCCGGCAGGCGCGATTGCTCCGGCCGCGCAGACTGGCGGCGCAGGCTTGATCTAAACAGAGTTCCCGAAAGGGTGGGGCCGAGTCACTGGTGTGGCGGGCGAGGGTGAAGTCGGACTGCAAACGAGCAATCCCAAGCTTCTTGGTTCGATTCCGAGGTAGTGATCACAAGGCCCCAATTTTACAGGAGCTATGAAGATGACCGAAATCAGAATAAAGTTGGTGACGGAGGACCGTCTAGGTTCTCAGGTTGTAGAGCCTGTCGCCGTCGAAGTGGAAGATGACGGATCTATCACAATAATTGTTGAAGCATGGAGACAGCCACAGTGACCGAAGCACAGAAACGATGGCCTAGCTTTGGATACATACAGGTACCGGGATTGGCTAACCGCCTAATTTCTCGCTACCTGCGCACGCAGCGCAAGAACATGCTACGCTTCTTCCAGGAGCGCGGTCTGTACGCGCTCGCGGAGAGGATGAAGCAGATCCGAAACTCAAGACAGGGCATGCTCGCCAAGAACCGATACTTCCAACAGGTGCTAAATGAATACTCGAAACTCGCTACTCCCGCCACCGCCACCGTCACTAGCGTCCTGGAAGCCTGCTACAATCGCCGACGACCGCAATCGTCGCCGTACCGGAAGCCGCTGATCAGCAGGCTGCCGGGGACCAGCACCTGGGTGTGCCGGTACCGTAGCAATACCGGAGTGCACGGCTATGGACTGACGCCGATGCTGGCGTACCTCTCCTGGCGCGAGTACTTGTGTTGATCGAGTGGCGCGACATCCCAGGATATCCGTACTATCAGGCTAGTAGTGACGGCAGCGTTCGCTCGCTTGACAGATATGTGCAGTATCCGAACCACGTTCAGTTGGCGCGCGGCCGGAAGCTTACTCTAGCCGAAGCTGACGAGGTGAGAAAACTTCGAGCAGATGGTTGGTCTCTTCCGGCTCTATCGCGACGGTTCGATATGAATACGGGACAGCTGTGGCACATCACAAAAGATCATCAGTATGTCCGTTAAAATATTATGGCTGGATTCTGAGACCAGGAGCCGAACCGACATCAGCGCCGGCACGGACCGCTACACGCGTGATTGCGAATGCCTCATTGTCACGTACGCGTTCGCCACTGACCCAGCTAAGATATGGTTCCCGCGCGTCGACCCGTTACCACCACGAGATCTGATGGATGCTCTGAATGATCCAGAGTTTCTATTTGTAGCTCATAATGCCGCCTTCGATAGGTTAGTGCTTGAGCGCGCACTTCACCTTCGCACACCGCTGCGCCAGTGGCGGTGCACGATGGCCGGCGCCTCCGCGCATGGGCTCCCGGGATCCCTCGATGCGCTCGGCAGGGTCTGCATGCTGACCGAGGACGAGGCAAAGCTGACGGACGATAAGGGGCTGATCCACACCTTCTGCGAGCCGAACACGGCGACCGGCAAGTTCAACGAGCCCGAAGATATGCCAGTAGAGTGGGCGCGCTTCTGCGCCTACGCCATTCGCGACACCGAAGCACTACGCACGATCTTCAATCGCATGCCGCAGGTGAACTATGCTGGCGTGAACCTTCGCAGCTGGATGCTGGACCAGCTCATCAACGAGCGCGGCTTCGGGTTCGACGTACCGCTCGCGAACGCCGCCTCAGATTTTCTTGACCTGGCGCGCGAGGCGTCGCGCAAGGTGATGCGCGCCAACACAGAGGACCAGATCGGATCTGCCACACAGGCGAAGCGGCTGCTAGCGTACATCCGCAATCGTTACGACATCGACATCGAATCACTCCGCGCTGGTGACGTGAGGGACTACCTTGAAAGTGACGACCTGGACCCAATTCTTCGCACTGTTCTCGAAGAGCGGCTCGAAGCCGGAAAAAGTGCTGGTACTAAATTCAAGCGGGGACTTGCACTGGTTGGCCCCCAAAATCGCATCCGTCACTGGTGCCGTTGGTCAGGTGCGGGCCGTACAGGTCGTCACGCGGCACGCGGATACCAGCCGCACAACATGGCTCGTCCGTCTATCACGGTGCGGCGGCCTCCTGGACACAAGCGAGCCGGACGCATCGAGCTGGAGCCGGTTAAAGCAAGCGTTATCGACGATGTCATTATCCCCGGCATCTACAACAAGACTGCACTGAACAATCCGCTCGTGTACGGCGGCCCGTTCGAAGCGGTCGCCATCGCCGTGCGCCACGGCATCATCGCCGCGCAGGGCAACGAGCTGGTCGTCGCCGACTTCAAGAACGTCGAGTCAGTGATCACTGCCTGGGTCGGCGGCGAGCAGTCGGTGCTCGATGCGTTTCAATTCTCGTTCGACAATCCGAAGGATAAGTCGAAGGATCCGTACCGCATGCTCGCCGGCAAGATGCTTGGCAAACCGCCCGAGGAAGTGAACGAATCCGAGCGGCAGATGGGTAAGGTCTGCATCCTGGCGTTCGGCTTCGGTGGCGGCGTCGCGGCGCTCGTCAACATGGCAATCGCGTATCAGATGGATCTGGAGCCGCTGGCCTTCATCGTGTTGCCGTCGGCAACGTCCGAGCAGCTAGAGAAAGCCAACAAGGCGTGGGAGCGCGCGTTCCTGACCGGCGAGGACTTCGAGCTGGAGCGCGACGTCTACATGGCCTGCGATATTTTGAAGCAGGCGTTCCGCACAGCCAACCCCGCGATCAATCAGATGCGCTACGATCTGAACACCGCGATCCTCGAAGCGGTGGCCGACAAGAACGGTACGATCTACCACGTCGGTCGCTGCGCGATCTGGTGCAACGCTTCGTTCCTGGTGATCGAGCTGCCCAGCGGCCGCCGGCTGCTGTACGCTGCGCCGATCCTGAAGCAGGAAGAGGTTGAAGATCCGCTCGGCGGCAAGCCGTGGAAGTCCCGCTACATCACGTACTTAACGGTGCGTGGCCGAAGTTGGCGCCGTGAGCGAGCGTGGTCTGGTCTTTTCGTTGAAAACATCGTGCAGGCGATTGCGAACGACGTGCTGCGCGCTGCGATGCTGCGCGTGCACGACGACACGCTGACAGTGCCAGCCATCGCCGCGTATCTCGCGACGCTGGAGCCGTTCGCACGCACTGCTATCAGTTTACATGTACATGACGAGATAGGTTTGGACTGCCCCAAAGGTAGCTATTCGGCTGAGAGATTCATGTCGGTAATTAAAACTAAGGAGCCGTGGATGGCTGGGCTGCCTATAGCCGCAGACATCTGGATCCACGAACGCTATGGTAAGCGCTAACAAACTTGCTGCCAATAAACGTTGGGGAGAGCGCAACAAAGAGAGGATGCGCAAGTATCGCGCGCGTTGGGCGAAAGAAAAACGCGCCAAAGATCCGACTCTCTTAATGACGATTCGCAAACGAAGGGGCCTGCCTGAACCTACGCGAGCGACACCGTCAGCATGCGAGTGCTGCGGAGTACCAGCAAGTAAAGCGCTCGATTTAGATCATTGCCACATATCTGGCGTGTTCCGCGGATGGCTGTGCAATAGATGCAATCGCGGATTAGGTTTCTTCAACGATAGCATCGAAGGTTTGATGAACGCGGTGCGCTACCTACAGCGCGCAGCCGGAGAACAGTCGTGAGCGACGAAGACGACGAGTTTCGCAAACACATCTTAGGAATGGTTCAGATCCTAACCTTTGCCATCGCGCTGTGCCTTCTGGCGATGGTGTACTACACACAACCGGAGATAAATTATGGACAAGACGAAGTACGAGCTGAAGGCGGAGGTGGAGACAGCGATGGTGCTCCCCAAAACGCTGCAGGCACAAACGGAGATGATGCCGTTCGCGGGCGCGACCGTCGCGATGTACGCGGTGTACGGCAAGACCGATGACGACCGCCGCGTCTGGTGCGCCACGTTTTTAGATTCGGATGAAGCTATGGCTTGGGTGCAGGCGAGCAAGGTGTTCGGTCGCGCTGTGACCGGCGCAGTGATCGCGAAGCAACTAGCGGTCGTTGATGGTATCGCAGCCGCCACTGAGGGCGAGAAGCTGAACTGACATGGCGTACAAGGATCCGGCTACCAAAAAAGCGTACGACGCGCTCTGGAAACTTAGTCCAGAATATAAGGCTAGACAGAAAGTGTACGCTAAAAAGTATCGAGCTAAGCCGGAAGTAGCAGCTGCAAGGTTGGCGTATAAGAGAATGAAATATAAAACAGACCCGACGTACGCTGCGACGGTTAAAAAAGCGTCTAGGGATTTTAGCAAACGGCTTGCTCCAGAAGCTGTCGCTGAGGAGCATCTTGTAAATTCGGTTAAGCTGATTGGGGGCATGTGCCCCAAGTTCATAGACCCAGGTCGCCGAGGAGCCCCGGATCGTATGGTGATGCTGCCGGGACATCCAGTGTATTTCGTAGAAATGAAAAAAGAGAAGGTAGGTAAATTATCCAGCTGGCAGAGTAGGTATCACGACGACTTACGTGCATTGGGTCACAAGGTGTGGGTTCTGTGGAGTAAGGAAGATGTCGACGCTTTCCTCCGTTCCATTTAATCCTCGCGATTACCAGCGCATAGGTGCGCAGTTCATCATTGACCACCCACGTTGCATGCTGATCGCAGACCCTGGGCTAGGTAAGACCGGCACTGTGCTGATGACGCTTGATCTTTTGAAGCTAGTTGGGTCGAATTACTTTCCGGCTCTAATACTTGCGCCAAAACGCGTAGCGGACGTGGTGTGGACAAACGAAGTGCAGAAGTGGTCAACGTTCAAAGACCTATCTATCGTGCAGATCACTGGTACAGAGAAGCAGCGGCTGGAGATCCTCCGCGCGCCGCGGTCCGACGTTTACGTTTGTAATTACGAACTTGTTGAGTGGCTGGTGAATCTCTGGCCGCAAGAGAAGTGGCCGTATAAAATTGTAGTAGCTGACGAGTGTTCTCGGCTTAAGGGGTTTCGCCTCAACAAAGGGACGAAGCGATCTACAGCTTTAGCTAAGATATCTCAGGTCACAGGACGTTGGATAAATTTGACCGGTACACCTTGCCCTCTGGGGCTACAAGATTTATGGGGGCAATATTACTTTTTGGACCGTGGTGAAAGGCTCAAGCGGTCGTACACAGCGTTCATGGAAGCGTACTTCATCGAGAACCAATGGACGCATCGAATCACTACGCAGCACGGCGCCGACACCGCTATCCATGAGGCTGTAAAAGACATCACGCTAGCGTTCCGCGCTGAGGATTGGCTCGACATTACGCAGCCGCAGCTGCTGCCGGTAGAGTTCGAGATGCCGCCCGTCGCCAAGGCGCACTACAAGCGGATGGAGAAAGAGTTTTTCATGGAGGTGGACGATGCGCAGATCGAAGCTGGTACAGCTGCTATTAAGTCCTCTAAGCTTTTGCAAATATGCGCGGGCAGCGTTATCGATACGGAGACCCAAGCTACGCACAGCGTGCATGATGGCCGGCTCGAAGCCCTTGACGATGTCCTGGACCAGATCGAGCCGGAGCCGCTCCTGGTAAGCTACTGGTGGAAGAGTGACCCACCGCGCATCCTGGAGCATCTGAAGCGGCGTAAGATACCGGTTCGGCTCTACAGCGGGAAGCAGGATGAGGCGGATTGGAATGCGAGGAAGTTTCGTGTATTATTGCTGCAGGAGCAGTCCGCGTTCGGGCTGAACCTGCACGAGCCATGCCGTGATATCTTGCACTACAGCTACATCTGGAACGCTGAGCTGTGGACGCAAATGATCGAGCGGGTCGGCCCCGCTCGCCAGGTGCAAGCTGGCAAGACGGCCGTGGTTCGTGTATGGTACGCCATCGCGAAAGGCACCGTCGATCACGATGTGATCGACAGCAATTTTGGCAAGATAACTGTAGAGCAGGCGTTCAAGCGCGCCCGCCGGAGAAGTAGAAATGGCGAATGAACTGAGACCGCGCTGCCCCAAGTGCGACAAGCTGATGATGCGCGGCGTCGACACACGAGGCAAGAAGCGCTGGGTGTGTCGCACGGCCGGCGTGCATTGCTATTCAACCGTAGGAGATCCCAACGTGGTAAAGAAACAGGACGGCTCGACGACACGGAAGGGGCCGCCCCCGAAGTTCAAGCGCTCGCTCGATTCGAAGATCTTCGTCGTCACGGCCGCGCAGAACGCGACGCCGATACACGAAGCGTTTTGGGCGTCGCTGCTGCAGTACTGCAAATTCCGTGGCGCGGAGCTGATGGTGATCCCCATCCGCTACAAGAACGCGACGTCGCGCTGGACCGAGTCGCAGGCGAATGCCGAGTGGTGGCTCGACCGACCGGACCTGCCGTACGAAGTCGCTGTCGCCGCCGGTACAACGAAGCAGGGCGAGACCGAGGAAGCGTACTACGCTCGCGTCTATCCGAATCGCAAGTACCTGTGGAACGTGCGCAAGGATCTCAACAAGAACATCACCGTGCTCGGTGACATCAAGGTGCAGCCGACAGCCGTCAGCCCGTTGACCGGCTTCGAGGGCATCACGCACGGCGAGTCCGGCATCTTCGGTCACACGAAACTGCAGCTCAAGGTGGTCGCTACGCCGCAGGGTAAGTACCCGAAGATCCTCACTACGACCGGCGCCTGCACTGTGAAGAACTACACCGACACACGCGCCGGCAAGCTGGGCGAATTCCACCACGCGCTCGCCGCGGTTGTGGTAGAGGTAGATGGGCCGCGCTTCCATCTGCGTCAGATCAACGCGAAAAGTGACGGCACGTTCTATGATCTAGACTACCTGTACGACGGCACGAAGCGTAACCCGACCAACTACATAGGCTCTGGCGGTAACACACCCGCTCTCGTGATGGGTGATACGCACGTCGAGGGTATAGACCCCTCAGTGGAGCGCGCAACGTTCCAGGACATCGTCCCGTTCTTCCGTCCGAAGAAATTGTTTTGGCACGACCTGGAGGACGGCGGCAGCGTGAATCACTGGGCGGCGAAGAACCCGTTCGTCACGGCGGCGCGGCATTATTCGAGCGCCGGTTCGGCGTCCGAAGAGTTCTATAGCGCGCTCAAATTCGTGAAAGATCGTACGCCGGACGGCGCCACGTCATACATAGTAGCGTCTAATCACAACGATTGGTTACACCGCTGGATCCTGGATCGGGATTGGAAGACGCTGTCTCCTAAGGACCGCGGTTTCTACCTGCAGGTGGCGAGTAAGCTGTATGAGCAGTCAAAGCTACTCACGGGGGACGAAGCTGAAAGGCTAAACGCTTTCATTCTGCTAGCGAAGGAACACTTCGCAGGCGATCCCAGCGTGTCCGTGCTCGAATATGAGCAGAGCGCGCTGGTCGAAGGTATCGAGTGCGGCATGCACGGGCACTATGGCTCGAATGGCTCGCGCGGCGGCCTGAAGAGTTTCCGCCGCATCGGTGTGAAGTCGATCACAGGGCATGAACACACGCCGGGAATCGAGGAAGGCGCATACCGAGTGGGTACATCCACCCTGCTGTCGCGCGGCTACACGCACGGCCCCAGCTCGTGGCTGAACACGCACTGCGTGATATATCCGAACGGAAAGCGTACATTGATCAACGTCATCGACGGAAAATGGAGGCTGTAATATGAAGTGGCTGCTAGTGTGGTGGATCATCTGCCCAGGTCATTCGCAGAAGATACACATGGAGAAGTACCAGAGCTACGAAGCCTGCGTGCACGAGATCACAACCATCCCGGTGCCGCCGGGGCGAACGCTGCGCGCACGTTGCAGCAAGGAGTAAAGACAGATGGCACAAACGAAACTTGGATCTATAGCGGAGGCCTGGGCGAACATCGCCGTCGGTTTCTCCATCAACTATTGCGCGAACCTGGTGATCCTTCCGCTGTTTGGCTTTCATAGCCTGACCGCGCGCAACAATTTTATCATCGGCTGCATCTACACCGTGATAAGCCTCGTGCGTAGCTACGTGCTGCGTCGCTGGTTCAATGGACTGAAGTTCGGTCACGACAGTAAGCCGGCGGGAGGTTGATATGTCACTGTTTCCTGAAGACGACAAGGGTCGCAAGATGCTCCCCATCTTCGACTATTTCACGCGCTATTTCCCCAAGGCGCATCGCGAGGTGACGAAGGTGTGCGTTGTCAACAACGTGCGCTACAATCCCGAGCGGGCGCCGAACGACATCAACTGGGCGCGCGGCAAGAGTCCGAACCAACTCGGCAGCGGTTTCCGACACATGCTGGAGTCCGCGGTCGACGGCAAGGTGTTCGAAGCGGTACCGAAGAACATCGCCGAGCTGACCGGCATCGAGAAGGTGTACGTGCTCGCCGAGGCTGCTTGGCGCATTCACGCTGAGCTGGAGCTGACCATCGAGAAAGAGGAAGCGAAAGTGCCGCCTCAACTCGATTTACGGCACGATTGAGGAGCGCGCCAATGCTGGACAAACTGCTAGAATTTTTATCGAGCATATGGAACGACCTGATTCCTATCGCGGTGCTGAACCCGTACACCGGAGGCGTACAGATCCGTTTGGGGAGAACTTTGCGCGTGCTCGGAGGCGGCAACTGGTATTGGAAGATCCCGTTTTTTGACTACATCCTCCACGACTTCGTGGTGCCGAGAACGGAGCGGCTGACGGGCATGGCGACAACGACAAGCGACGGCAAAGCTATCGGGTTCGATGCGGTGATCACGTACCGCATCTCCGATGTGGCTAAGGCGCTGCTAGAAGTGCACGACCTGAAGGACGCCATCGCAGACAGCTGCGCCGGCATCATAGGCACCGAGCTGAATACTCGGTCATGGGCCTCGATTATTCATGGTGACACGGTCGATGAGCTGACCGCGGCGTGCCGCAAGCGTGGGTGGAAGTGGGGAGTTGAGATTCAGCTGGTGCAGCTGACTGGCGTTGCGCCAGTGAAGAATTTGCGCGTGTCCCTGAGCGGCCACGCGCATGTACCTTGAATGGTGGTGAGTGCGAGACTTTGGGGCGCTTCGGCGCCCTCTTTTTATTTTATGACGTTGACTATTTTGTGCCGATACTGCGTAGTCTGCGCCCGGTGTCTGGCTACAAAATCTTTCATTGTGATACGACTACCTGAGACTGGCACCGTGGGTGTGGTCGGCGCTGCGGCGGATGTAACTGGCGCCTGCGCTGGGACTGGCTTCGCATCCATCGCTACAGGTGGCGGCGGTGTCGATGGCGTTTCATCCACGATGCTGCCGTTCGATACACGCGCGGTCGACATCTTATCGCCGAAATCGTCTTTCGATACCTTCGAGCTGGCGGGATCGAACATTCGGATCTTGTTGTCGTCGTACGCCAGCACGTAGCTCGGCACCTTCAGCTGCTGGGCGGTGCTGATGTCGTCTTCCGAAAACTGCGTCGAGCGTTTGCCTGACGGGTGCGAGTGGTAGGTCGAGTCAAGCGACCATCCCTTAGGTATACTCACCGCCGCCGCAAAGTGCGACCCGTCATTCTGACCCACCGGCTCGGTTGCCGCGTATATGTTCTGCTCTTTGTTGTATAGCACCCCGCCGCCGCGCTCGAATTTCTTGGTGTCTATACCGCGTAGCGCCGCCGCCGACGCCTCTCTGGCCGTCGGATATGTTTGATATGAGTCTGCTAATCTGGACGGTACTGGTTTTGCCATTTTATGTGTAGAAGAACACAGCCGCGCCGTTCTGTCCGGCGGAACCGTTGCCGTTCAAGTTCACGCCACCGCCGCCCGCCGCACCGTATGGGCTGCCGTCGCTGGCAATGCTTCCACTCGTGCCCGTGGTACCGCTGCCGGTAGTGTTAGTAGTGTTGCCACCAGACGCTGTGCCGCCGGCTCCTTGAGCCCCGTCCGCTCCTCCCGTGGCATGAATCCCCGGGCCGCCGCCGTTAGCTGTCATCGTTGTGAAGCCTGTGACCGTCCCCGCTGTGATCGATCCGGCGCCGCCCGCCGTGCCGTCCCCACCGTTGTACGCGCCGCCCGCGCCGCCTGCCGGGACGGTGTAGTTGAAGGTGCCGCCACCTCCACCCAACGCCGACGCGGCGTATACGCTGTACGAGAAGCCGCTACATCCGCCGGAGCCGCCAGTGTTGAATCCGCCACCGGTAGCCGCGTGCGCGCCGCCGCCGCCGCCACCCGACCCCCACACCTCCACTTTAACTGTTGTCGTGCCGAGCGGGATAGCGTCTGAGCCGCTGCCGCTGGTGAAGATGTGGAGCACCGTCAGGCTGGACAGGTTGATGGTGCCACTAGCGACGACAGGCGAGCCGGTGATGCTGGTCGACAGCTGGTACGTGCCGTTCGCCACACCCTGCGCGGTTGTGGCTATATTAATCCCGCCGCTGGTGATGTTGGTCCACGCACCCTGCGCCGCAGAGAAGTTCACGCCCGGCGTACCGCCCGTGCGCGTGATGTTGATGAAATAACCGGCGCCGACGTTGGTCGTTGCTGGCGTGAACCAGTTACCAGGCACCGCGGTGCCGCCGGTCGCTGTCGTGACACCGTTACCGCCAAATGTGACGGAGGTGGCGTTGATAATTTCTCCGAGCGCCGACGGACTCGAAGCGTACGGCGTGAAATTGTTCCCGTGCCAGATAGGCGTATAGTACTGCACGCCGTCGCAAGTGATAGGCAGCCAGCCGGCCGGCGAACTGGTCGCCGTGCCGGGCTTATTGGTGGCGGTAAACGTCGCCGTCTGCGCGCCGGTCGTCGCCGAGCTGTTCACGATCAGTGCAGAGTTACCTGGCAGGTTCGAAGATATCTGCAGCGGTGTGGTGCCGAGCGCGCTGGCGTTCAACGTGAGCGTGACGCCAGAGCCGCCTGTGTTGGGCGGCGGCATGGTGGCTTCGCCTGTAGGCGCGATACGAAAACCAAACGCGGAGAGCGTGGAGGTGCCCACTGTTGAGAGCTGTGAAGTGTACGGATCAACCTGCCACTGCTGAACGTTTAGTCGGTTGAAGAACTGCACACGATAGATGATCGACGGATCGAGATAGATAGCAGGGAACCTACCGAAGTTGTCCGATACGACCTTACCCGTCCCGGCCGACGTGAACGGTGTCGTCAACGTACCGTTCTGGTATACGTTGGTCGGCGTCGAGGTGCCGGACAAAAAGAATAGGTAGTACGAGTTCGCGAACTTCGGTCCAAGGTCCGACTGCGCCTCGCGATACAGCAGCCCTTCGACAGCTCGGCCCTTTATCGTTGGGTAGCTCACGTTACTGCCAGAGCGGAATGTAGTACGTCGCGCCGTCGCAGGTGAGCGGCAGCCACTTCGTAGGTGCGGTCGTGCCGGCCCCGGGCTTGTTCGTGGCCGCGAACGTCGCGGTCTGCGCTCCTGCGACCACGGTAGTGTTCGCGATAAGTGCCGGCGCGCCAGCGCCAGACCCTATCAATTCCAGCGCGGTGCCGCCCGCCCGTGCGTTCAGCGTCAGCGTGATACCTGTGCCACCGAATATCGGGGCGTTGATAGTCATCTCGCCCTGCGCATCGAGCACGATTTGCCCGTTGCCGGTGACCGGCATCGACGGCACGTACGGGTCAACGTCTTCGATCAAGCTCCAGGTCGAGCTGTACAGTTGAACCCGGTAGATAGTCACCGGGTTCAGGAAAATCGGCGGCATCGCGCCCGTGCCATCAGCCTGGACTATTGAGAACAGCGGCGAGGATCCGTTGAGTGCGGCCGCAGGATACGGCAACGTGAGTCCAGCGTCCTGGTACACAATCGCCGGGTTCGTCGTGCCGGACACGTAGAAATTATAATACGCGCCGGGCATCGCAACGCCCAGCGAAGACAGCGGTCGCGCGACCGGATCATAAAACAGTTGACCTGTTGCCATTTACTCTTCGTCCTTTGGTGCGCTCTTACCTGCCGCCCGTCGTTCCTGTCTGACCTGCTCTAACCGCTCTGCCGCTGAAATGAGGGCAGGTCGGAGAGCTTTTGCAGCAGCCTCGCGCGCTTTGCTTGAACTGGCTGTGTCGGCGCCTTGGCTCTTCCACTCAGCCATCCGGTCAGCATTTGCTGCAAAGCTTGAGGACTGGAGGAGTCCGCGGTGTTCGCTGGTGCTAAAGAGTTGGTGGAAGTCGGGGGTACTGCGGATGAGTTCATCTGTGATCGCTCCTTTCTTGACTAAATCGGGAATGCTGATATCGCTGCCTTTCTCTTCAGCGTGCTCGTAGGCGGTCTTCGCCCACGACCACACGGTCTCTTGCACTTCGGCCGGCGTCCACGTCTCGCCTGTGAGGTGTGAGATCATGCGCGCGGCTTCACGCACCTTCGCGCTCATCGCAAGGTATGTTGGAGACTTGCCGGGACCGGCGGCATTTAGACTGCCGCTCATTTTTGAACCCTTGGCTGACGGGTCTATCTTGGCGAATGATGCCATCCATGCATCGTTCGTCACCTCATGCACGTTGTTGGTGAGGTTGTTATAGAAGCTGTGCACCTTAGGTCCAGACAGCTTGATGTTGGTCGGATCATACGCGGTGAGTGCACGCACGGAGTTGTTCACCCACGCATCGAGCACGTTCGAAGATCCCGGCGCCGCCTTCGCACTCTTCTGCGAACTTTGCTCCATGATGGCGCGAATCTCTGACGGATCTTCCGGTCGGCCAGCCTTGTCCCAGTTGATGAAGGTCTTCAGCGCGTTCGCGAAGTTGGTCTGCACGCTCACCTGCGGTGACATGGCGGACAACAGGCCAGCGAAGCGCGGCGCATCTGGACCGAACTGGTTCACGATGGTCTGCGCGCTGTTCTTGTACCAGCCACGCTTGGCAGCGCCCGCGAGCGCGGCCGCGGCGTACTCTTTCGTTGCCGGCGCGCTATTGAACGCGTCGATCAATCGTTTCGTGGTGTCGGTTCGCAGCTGCGAGCGTTCTTTGTCGGTCAACTGGTTCGTGATGTGGTGCTCGTCCGCACCGACACCTTCCTCAGCCGACTTCACGACGTCCCGCGGCAAGAGACCAGCTTTCTGATCCGCGTAGATCGTGTCCGCACCCGAGGCGCCTTTGTTGAGCGCGCCCGCTGGCCCCGAGTTAACCCAGGAGTTTTGTCCCAGCGTCTCCGCATCCATTGCGCCACGAGCTTCTGGAGAATACATCTGACGATGGGCTCGCCAAGCATTATATTCACCGTTCGCTCTGAAGCCGTTCCCTTCCGCAGCGTGACCGTAGTAATCGTGCACCGCTCGGAAGAGATCGTTGTACGTCGCATCTTTACCGCCCATCTGGATCGGCGCTTTCTCCATCAACGGATGATCGGCCGCAGCGGCATCAGATGAACCGAAGCCAGCCTCCGTCGGATAGATGCTCATGTGATTGTTGTCGCGAACGTCCGCGTGCATCTCGCGTGGGTTCTTGTACGGGTAGTCGGTGTCGAGACTGGTCTTGACGCCGGCCTTCATCATCTGCTTGTACTGCGCCAAGGTCTCTGCCTTGAACGCTGCGTACGACTTCGCGACCTTCGGGTTCGTCGGGTCGTGCTTCATTGCATCGTACGCGTCGGCAACATTCTTCGCGACCTTCGGGTCGATGAAGCGATAGGAATCGAGCGGCTTGTAGTCGATGCCGGCGCTCTTGGCGTAGACCGCGGCCGCTGCGCGTGCTTTGCCATTGGGTCTGTCCCATCAGTAGGAGCGCCGGCCAGCGGCTTCTCGTTCATGACGCGAACGGAGCCGCGCTGATTCGACGGGCCGCGGATGCCTACCACACGCTCAGCTTTGTCGCGTAGCTCGGTATCTTTATCCATCATATCCTGATCCGCACCGTTCAGCTTCTCGCTGACGTTCTCAGAGATATCAAGAATCTTATTCTTGAGCCTTTTACCGATGGAGTTATCGCCTCTGATGCCTAGGAAGCGTTCCACGTTGTCGCGTACGTCGGTGGCTTTATCCATGACGTCTTGATCGAAGCCGTGAAGACTCTCACCCACATCTTCCATCTTATCGCGTACCTTGTTCGCGACGTCTTTCATTACTTGTACGGATCCACGCTGTCCCGAAAGTCGGCGCAGAATGTCGTTCTGCTCAGCGGTGAGCGGCTTGCGGCCGCCCATCTGCGCATTGGCAACACGCTCGTTCCGTTCATTGCGGGGTTCAATTCCAACACCGCGTTGTCGGTCACGAGCTGCAGATGTGGCGTTGTTCAACTCATTGTCGTTTTGAAACGAGAACGAACCGCGCTGTCCCGGGTGACCGCGGAACTGTTTGGCGTCGAACTTATCCCAGCCCTGTTCCTTCGCAATAGCTTCGTGACTGGGCGCGACGTGCATGGACTCAACACCGGCATCCGTGCGCTGCGGGATCGCTGACTGTTTGGTCTTGGCGAGAACCTTCTGCATCTCAGGATCAGACAGCGGCCGGTCGGTGCTTGCCACGAGCGTCGGCTCGGACACACCATGTTCTTTCGGTGTGAGAACAGAAGTTTTCGTGGTCTTCGCGCCGGTCGATTCGATGGCACCCTGCGCTTCCTGTTTGCTCATGCTACGGAAACCGGGCTGGCCTTCCTGTCCCTGGTGCAGGCCGACGTTGAGCGTCGAGCCTTTACCTTTCGGCGGACGCACCTCGAAGACGTGATCGCCGTGCGCCTTCAGTTCACCTTGAACGTTCTCGTAGGGCTTCGCTTTAACGTCGTAGCCTAGTTTCACGAGATTCTTATAGGCGCCTGCCTGACTCTCGGAAACCTGACTGTCGCTATGAAACGTCTGCCCGGCCTCGTGTGCGTCATCGACAGCGCGCTGCAGTGTGCGGGTACCCCACCCCTTGCCGCGCTCCGCCGCGGGCTGTGTCGCTCTATATGATTTTCTTACGCCCAGCCCAGGTATCTCTCTGACGTCCAACCCGCCACCGTGCGGCGTGCTGTAGCTGTGGTACCGCAAGCCAAGGCTGGGCGCGTCCTCTACCTCGTGGTTGACAGCATCGCGCTGACTGAGATCTCCTACCGCGCCGCGCTGTTTGCCCGTGCGGTCAACGATGCGCTTCGCCACCGCTTTGTCGCGAGACGATTCAGATATCTTGCCGCCGAGACCTTCGACACCGCGCTCCATCGCGCGGCCGACCATGCGGCCGACGACCGGGATGTCATGAGCCAGACCCGAGGCGATGTTGCCGCCGGCTTCGAGGATGTGACCCACCGTTCCGGTGCGCTCGGTCTGAGCCGCGGCACCGGGGTAGTGCTTGTCCATGTGCAGCGTGTTGCCGGCATCGTTGATCGTCTTTAGGTTATTGAGGACGTCGGGACGATCTTTGAACAGCGCCGGAGCGTTGCGCGCATAGCGGTCCGCTGCGTTGTAAAACTTGCGAGCGTTCCAGCTGCCATCGGCGTTCCGCGCAGCGTTGTGCATGCGGCTGATGACGTGCGCTTGTATCTCACGCAGCGCCGCCGCGCTACCTTCCGCCAGCTCACCGCCACCCAAATGCGCGCCGGCACGCAGCACGTTCAGGACGTGCTCGTGTTGCTCACGCGGCAGGTCGGCGATGTAGTCCATCACCTTGTGCTCGGGGATCGCATGATTGATGCCCTGGCTGTCAGATGGCGCCAAGAGTTTCTTGATGCCGGTAGGCTCTTCGAGCATCTGCGCGCTGTGACGTCGCATCGCACGCGCGGCCTGGAAGAGTCCCGGGCCACCGTGTTCAGCGACGTCCATATCGAGATGGTTCTTCAGATCCTTGGCAACACCCATCGCGTTGGGGTTGCGACCCTTCTCGTTCAAAAATTCACGCATACGCTCGGCCGCATTCACGCTGCCGGGCGGTGTGCCTTTGTCAGGATCACCGATCGTCCACAATCGCTCCATGCGTTGCTTCGCGGCGCGCTGCAGGCCGATCTCCGCATCATTGGTGAAGTTCGAGTCATCGTTCAGATAGTCACTGACCCGCTGCAGCTTAGAGATCGGTCGGCCCTGGTTCTGCGAGCGGGCGGTGTCGTAGATCTGATCGGTGGCCTTGTCGAACCATCCCTCGATACCCTGGATAGCGTTGCGCGCCACGCGGCCGCGGTCGCCCAAGGTCTGGCTGTCGACGCTGTTCTCGAATTCTGACCCGATGCTGTTGTGTACGTTCTCGGTAGCAGTGTGCATCGCGGCGTTCTCGCTCGCGACCTGTTTGCGCATCTGCTCGTTGCCGACTTCCTTCATCTGGAAATCGTCCCCGGTGGCGTTGTAGTCGCCGGTCAGAGCCGAGAGACGGCGGGTAGGGAGCTGGCCGCCGGACAGCCGGTCAATGGCGTCCAGGTGACCAGCGCGCTCGTTCTGCTGCTCGGGGGCAGGTGTTTCCTTCGGACCTTCCTCAGCTGGGGAGTTGAAGATCCGCACGGAGCCGCGCTGGCTGTCGAGCGCGTCCAGCGCCCGGTTCGCCGCATGGCGCTCGGCGGGGGTAATTGGGCCGGCAGGAGTCGCCGGCTGGGCGGCAGTTTCTTGGACGGAGGGTTGGGTCTCGGCTGCCGGCGTCGGCTCAGCGGGCTTCGCAGGAGGCGCAGCAGGGGATCTGCCGTCTTCGGTGGCTGACCGGTGGAGGGTGCCTTCGGGGGCCGGGATCGGGTTCGGCGCGGCGCGTAGCGTGTCGCCCGTGATAGGTTCGCCGGTTGGCGGCTTCAGGGACGGCTCGGGCGTCGGCTCGGGTGCCGTAGCTGAAGCCGCTTCACTGGCGGCGAAGCGCTTGGCAGCGCCCACGCCGGCCTTCATGCCCTTGACCCCGGCACGCACCGTGCCAGGCGCGCCGAGCGCCGGCAGGTCGGTACCGATGTCCTGGGCCACGTCGCCCACGGCCTGGTAGGCGTTGTCTGGCAGCACCTTGCCGAGGGTGCTGTCGGACGTTTCCTTGATCAGGTTCGCCGGCAGGCCGGTGAGATCGTTCGAAAACTCAGCGCCGCGCTTCGTGGCCGGCACATAGTTCGCTAGGTTGTTGACGTTCTTCGCCCACTCACGCCCACGGTCGCGACCGCGCTCAAGCGCTTTGCCGGCGAGGTCTGTGTCTCCTGTGCCTAAAGCCGCTACAGCGTCCGCTGCGCCGCTCGCCTGACCGGCAATGCTGGCGACGCCCGCTGGAACGGACAGCGCGATGCCGGCCGCAGCTCGCGGTAGACCAGTGAGTTGCGACACTGCCTTGCGTGCCGTCGGCTGGTAGTTGCCCTGGTTCACCGGGTTCTTCATGAACTCATCGAGCGCGTACTGGGTAGCCGGATAGGTGCCGGTGGCTTTCTTGAACAGCTCCTTGGGCTCGGGCATGCCGTCCGTCGGGTCCGCCTGCGCCGCCGGACTCAGGCCGATGGAACTGGGGTCAGGCATGCCGCTGATGTCTACGTTATCATCGGCCACAGGATCGGCCATTAGTTCATACCTAACGCTTTACGCGTCGCTTTTTCGTCCTGAAGTCCATGCTTCTGCATGTACGCTCTCACCTGTGCATCATTGTATTTCGGGGCAGTGACGCCCGCGTTGGGTTTCGCTGGAGTCGGAACAGTTTCCGTCTCCATCGGGAAGTGATCCTGGTTCCACGTCGCGAACTGATTCGCATCCTTGCCGCCGTGCAGATACGCCGGCACGCGCTTCGCGGAGTCGACAGTGTACTGTGCCACCTTCGCACCCTTCGCTATCATGTCGCGCATCGCCGTTGGATCCATGCCGGGCGACGGGTTCAACTCAGTGAGCAGCATCTTCGCTTCCATCTGAGTCATCTTCGCGAAGATGCCTTTACCAGACTGTAGCGCCGCGACGCCCAGGTACTTGGCAACTTCCTGGTAGTCGCCGGTCATGTGATTCTGCCAACCAGCCGGCAGCCACCGAGAATACTTCGCCAGCTCCGCGTTCCACGCGCCGCCATCGTAGCGACCTTTCGCGAGCACGTCCTGCGCGGCCTTGTACATCGTCAACGCAGCGGACGCAGCGCCGATACCTTGGCTCGAATCCTTCGCGAGGTTGTTACGCGCTGCGGTTTGATTCTTCATGTCTTCGAGCACGGCGGGTGGCGGCGTGTGGCCGATCTGCGGCTTGTACGGCTCACCGTTGTTCGACGGCGTGTAGTTGTACTTGTCGTCGTGCAGCGCGTCGGTCAACTTAGGATCGATGTTGCCCTGCGCGTTGCGCGCGGCGCCAACGCCGTTCTGAGACTTCGGTGTCCCGTCGGCATTCGTACCTGGCGCATCGGCGTGCTGACCTTGAACTCTATCGAGCGCCGCCTGTGCGGTAGCTCGGGCCTCCTGCTTCTGCGCGCTGGCTGCGGGTAAGGTAGAGGCGGCGCCCGGCAGCCCTTGCTGAGACGCACGCACCATCATCCAGTCGCCGGGACCGTTGATGTTCTTCGCGCCGCCCATCTGCGCGGCCTTCCACGGAGCGACCTTGATCTTGCCGCCGTTGCCGTCGTCCATCTCGACCGACGGCGTGATCGCTTCATGCGCAAGCTTCACGTACTGGTCGGTCGAGAGACCGACCTTCTCGACGCCTGGGATTGGGATGCCCGTCACTTCATCTCGATACACTCCAGCGTCATCTTTCACCGCCTTGCGTCCGGTATATTGGTGCACGGAGCCGGCGGCGTGAGACGCGAACATGCGTGCGGCAGAGTCTTCGTCCTGCGCAGCTTCTGAGTCCGGCTCCTTCGAGAATTGGCGACGGATAGCGGCCACGGTATCAGGGTGCGAGGCTTCTAGCACGTCCATCGCGTTACCTTCCGGCGCGTCGGTTACAGCGTGCATCTTGTCAAATTCGTTATTCGCTCCGAGCTGGCTCTGTTGCGTCTGCTGCGCAATGCGAAACTCGCGCTGCGCCATCACGGCCTGCGGACCTACGCCATATTTGCCGGTAGGATCCGCCGCGTACGCCTTACTAAGCCCATCGCTCTCTTGTGGCGTTACCGCCGGTACGAAGAAGTGTTTTCGATATGCCGCATCGATCTTGTCTGGCTGATAGAAGTTTTGGTCTGGAGCGACAGCGGACTTATTCTGCGACGCTACGCCTTTAGGTTCAGCGCCTGCGCCGGATGCTTCGTCATCGTCGACACCAGACTGATCACCCGCGCCAGTAGTCTCGCCATGCAATCGCGAGAGGATCAGCGGCAGGCGCGCCTTCAGGATCTGATTTTCCATGGCAGCAGCTTGTGTTTGCTGCTGCACGTTTTGCGTCTGCGCGCCAGCGAGACCTTGATTGGTGGTCGCAGTTGGCCCGTAGTTCTGCGACGCGATGTTCGCGAGGCCGAGGTTGAATGAGCCGTTGTCAGATATATCGGCCATATTACCAGCCTCCTGTACCGTAATCGCTGCTGAAATCTGTGCCAGATGTATCCGGTATGTTTATATCCGACAGACTGCCGGTATCTATCTGTCCAACGTTGATGTTACCTATCCCGTCCGTACTATTAGAGATGTCGCCGGCCGTTGGTCCGTTGTTGGCGTTATATGCATTGTACGCGCCGGAGTTGTTCGCGAACGGCGTACCGCCGAATGGGTTATTGCCACTCACTCCAGTAGTGTTTCCGCCGCCTCCACCCGTAAGCGCCCGGCCAGCTGCGCCGACCAAGCTGGTGCCAGCGCCGTTGACTCCGAAGAGTCCGCCGACCACATTCGCCGCGCCGGACACGCCCGACGCTTGCGCTTGGCCGATATTCTGCTGCAGTTGGCTGATATTCGCACCCGTCTGCAAGTTAGACGTCTGCAGGCCCTGATTTGCCGAAGTACCTAAGCCAGCCGCACCCATCAACTGACTTATATAGGTGTTGTAGTCCTGCATGGCGGTGCCGGTCACGTACTGGCCGATGGCCTCTGATGTGTTCGGTGTGTACGCGTTGCCCAACGCCGAAGCCTGCCGCTGAATAGCTTGCGTGCCCTGGTTCACAGCGAACTGGTAGCCCGGCATGTTCAGGAAGTTGGAGGGATCGGCAGGCTTGCCGCCAAGCCCTAAAGAAGACTGTAGCGCGGTGTTGGCGCCCTGCCCAGTCTGCTGCTGCGTGTTCCAGATGTTGTTGATGTTACCCATCGTGGACTGCTGCGTATTGATCGCACTGTTGTCCGCGTTCTGCTGCGCCTGCGCGGCATTCTGTGCGCCGTAGACACCGGCCGCGCCTTGTATCAGGCCGGGAACTGCGCCGCCGATTGTTTGAGCGAGAGTCGAATCTGTACTAGGTGCGACGTAATTTGCGGAACCAAGTGCATTGTTATTAGACGGCGCTAACGCCATGCCGCTCGATACTGTCGCGCCGTTGATGTTGCCGTACGTTTGCGGATTAACTGCTGCCATATTGCCACTGTTCCCTTGTTGCGGACCGCCGCCACCACCGAGCGCGCCGCCTAGATAGTTCGATAATTGTGATGCGCCAAAACCAGCGATGGCGCCTGTGAGCGCGCCTCCGCCGAACGCGCTATTCGCGCCGCTCGCCAGCCCCGAGATCCCACCAGACAGTGCGCCAGTAGAAATATTTCCGCCCGAAAGAGCTGATCCTAAAGCGCCCGTGCCGGCTTTCACCAAGCCACTAGATAGTGTGGAATTTAATCCTGTGGCATCGCTGACTGCCCCAGTCAATCCATTAGAGGCGGCGCCACCGACCGCGCCCATCGCAGCGCCCTTACCTACGCTACCTAAGGTAAGAGGCGCGCCGGTAAGCGCATCTCTAAGTCCAGCTCCCGCCGCTCCAGCTGCGGCGCCGCCAGCGACGGCCCCGCCAAAACCGCCGCCCGCCGCTGCCGCCACGCCTGATCCGATACCTGCGGTGGCGACACCGAGACTAAGCGCGAGAGCGGCGTTACCAACAATATTGGACAGATAGTCGTCGTGTGAAAATATCTGATTGGAGTAGTTGCTATTGATCGCCGCGTCTATTTTCGATTGCAGCGCGGGTGATATGGCGTTGGTTTGTGCCAGATGATTGTACTGATCTAACGTCAAGCCAAACTTAGCCAACAGCGCCGACTCATCGTCGTTATAATTCTTCGCTGCTTGCGGAGATAGCACCCCGTAATTGTTGTTTTGATTCTTTGAACCGGCTGGAGCCTGCCCCATAGGCGTTCCGCCATACTGGTTCGGGGTATCATAAGTCATGGTCTAGTGTTGCCCAGCAACGCCTTTAATTTTCTCAATAGTGCGCGTGATATGACCCATTCCCAACATACCCGCGAGCGTGCTCTGCAATAGCGGATCGTTCGGAATCGGAAACGGTGTTGGATGACCCAGCAATGTGGTCAACCATGTGAACGTCGGACCGATAATGGCAGACATCGCCAAGCCGGTGCCGCAAATCCAGCCGATGTATGGACGCCACCCAGCAACCCACCACGAAGTTGAAGCCGCTTCAACTTTGTTGATGTCGGTCTGCGCCGTGGTGACGGACTGCAGCTGCGCCATTTCTTCCTGCAGCTGGCCCGCGGCGAGCATGGACTGCAGCTGCGCGGTAGCGGCCGCAGCTGCGGCTTTGTCCGGGACAACTTTCAAAATGATGTCGCTAATCGGCTTCAGGATGCCGGCAATACCGTCGGTTATAAGACTCATGTTGGATACTCACCTGTTAGAAAATAATTCGCGATGCGCGTGGCGCGGCCAGGTTTATCGAAGCCGTGCGGCTGCACCTCTTTTGCCCACAGGCTGGCGAGTAAGTGATCGTGCACCCCCTGCCAGTCCTTTGCCTCGATCAGCTTGATCGTCGGCCCCCACATCTCGAACTTGTGCGCCATGTTGAACGCCAGCTCTGTAAGCGCGTTCTTGCGGCAATCCGTGTCGCATGATGTGAATTCCGGCCAGCTAGATGCGAGCCGCATGGCGTTCATGATGTCGGTACTGAACCAGCGGTCGCTGGTCGACTGGACTACCGTAAAGCCTTCCCACGACCGTCCCGAAGCCGGGCGTGGCAGCAGGTGCCCACGGCCGGCGGTCCAGTTACCTTCAGTGTCAAGGTACGCTACGAGAGAATCGTTCTCTGCGGCGTCGAGATCTACCGCGAGGCGCCGATCAATTGACGGATCGAGAACTGTTTCATTCGTGATTGCCATGTTGCGTTTTCCTCACCTGAGATTGAATGTCGTGTACGGTGTCTTTGATGTCATCCACAGACTGCTTCATCGCGGAGTTCTGCTGCTGGATGATGGACAGCTGATCATCGTGCTTTGCGACGTGCGCTTCAGTTTGCGCGTTCGCGTTCCTAAGATCAGTGATCTGCTGATCGACAATGCCGCCGTGGTGCACGGTCGTATATATGCTGCCGGCTGTGGTAAGCACCACAGCGGCGGCAGCCCAAGCAGATTCCATCGTCCACTTCAACATAGACATCTCATCTCACTTCGGGGATAATCCACCAAACGGCACGCCGGGTTGCGGTTGTTGCCGGGGTGCGTGCTGCTGCACGTACTGATATGCTTCCACCCACGCGATAGCTTCCATGCCATCCGATTTAACGCGCCGCAAAAACTCCAGCAGGTTGCTGGCGATGTGCGGCGGGATCGCTGCCTGTATGGTAGGGTTCACGCGCACTTCTGCGTGCGGGTGATCTTTCAACGCGTCAGCTATGTGCTGCGCTAATTCTGTGTCGTTTGTCATGTCTCACCTCATACAATGCCGACCCAAGCGCCGGCAGATTTCACATAGATTCTTTGATTCGCTGTTCCAGGAGTGTCAGTCCTGAAATAAAAATCGCCGTTGTTGCCGTTGGCGTTCGAGGGAGCGCCCGAACCCTGATAAATCGCCCCTGCCTGAGATGCCCCCGCTGGAGTAGCCAAACCTATGGTCGCGTACGGACTTGCGATGTTGCCCGTCACCTTGATGCCGTTCGCCCCGATAGCATTGCGAACATCCGCACCTTTCAACGAGTTGTTGATTAGCTTACGGAACCACGTCGCATCCCATTCCACTGGTATCGAGAGAATGTTCGCGCCGTTGATGCCTGGCTTAGTTGGTAGTGCGGTTACCACTTACAAGGCTCGACCATCGCGGTCACTGAAACTGTGAAGGTGGGTGATGCGTCCGTCACTCGAAATTGCATCACCAAGCTATAATACTGTCCGACGTTCCACCAGATCGCGCGGTTCGATGTATCTCCCGGCACGCCGAGCGTCTGCGAGTCATCGCCCGAAACATCAAACGTCTCACCCCAATTGTCAGAGAGCAGTAGATCTATGCGTGGCGCAACGGACGGCGTCGGCCCCTGGCCTGCCGTCACCACTGCCTCAACACGACGTACGATCTGGCGGTTGTTCGCCTTGTAGAGCGGCTGCGTCGTAAAGGCGCACACGACCGGCGCGTTCACGTTTCCAAATTCATTCTGGACGGTGTCGTCCAGGAAACCGATGGTGCCGCTCTCTGAGTCGCCGACCAGCTGCTTACCGAACGCGTTCAGATAGCTTAAGCCCCGGTACTGCACCTCTTGGCCGTTGAGCACCGACACCAAATCGAACCACTGCTGCGTCACGCAGTCGTATACGAGCGTGCGCTCAGCGAGCGGTATCGTCAAAATGTAGAACGGGTGTCCGTTCCAGGTCGGGCCGCCGGCAGGGGACGACAGCGCGTACATACCGGGCAGCAGCCCGAACTTGTTCGCGTTCGATAGTACCGCTTCCACGTCGGCCGTCGAAATGCGCACCGGGGTCTGGCCGCTGCGACGCCGCACCGTCAGATCGTTGGCGACCCACATCACCGAGTTGTCCTGCAGTGCGATGCTGAAGGGGCACTGCGGGTGCACGCCGTACGGCATGTAGGTGTCAGACGCGGCGCTGAACGGCGTGCCGGTCGGGTTGCCGGTGTTCACGAAACCTTCCGAGGATCGCGAACCGAACATCAAGATCTCGCGGTGGTCCACACACATCCCATAGAACGGGTCGGTGCCGAACTGCCGATTGAACGATGCGGCGGTGGTGAAGGTTATCTGCGCATTGCCAGACACCTGCCGACCGTCGTCGTTGAAAAACGTGAACGAACCGTTACCGCCATTGTTGTTCGCGAGGAACACAATGAAGGTATCGACGTACCATACGTCGATGGCGCCGCCGAGCGCCAGAAAGAACGCGCTGGTAAGTTGCTGCAATCCGCCACCGCCAGCGAACGGCGTATACGTGAAGCAGGTGTCCGTGCCCGGTACCAGAATCACTAGGCACGCCTGGTTGTCCGTCATCCGCACGAACCCGTTACCGATAATAGCGCCAGTGGATCCCGGCACGAGAGTGAACGTACCGAAACTGTTGACCGTAAAAAGATCGAACCCAACCACGGCATACACGGTGCCGGCCATCTCCCACATGCCGCGCAGCGGGTTAGTCAGACCGCTCGGCGTGAATGGCGTTAGTCCCGGCCAACGTCGTAGGGATGCCGGCTGCTGATCTTCGCTATCGTCTGGCTGTGTCTGCTGCGCCGGCTCCGGGTAGCAGCCGATCAGTCGCTTCGAGCCGGCGCGAAGATCGGCCAGTTGATACGAAGCGAGCGGCAGCGGTATCGATTCAAGTTGCGCCTGGCCCATCAGTTCACAACCAGTTCGGGCCGCCGAAGGGCCCGCCCTGCGGGCGCGAGAGTTCTCCGAGATCGCTTTCAGTGTACTTCAGGTAGCGCTTCGTCAAACGACGCATCGCTTGAAAAATCAATGCCGCCAAATCGAAACCATTCAACGGGTCCGGCGACGGCGGAATCGTCACACCGTAGTGCACGGAAAGCCATCCAGCCAGGATCCATTTGACATCGCCGATGTCTTCGTCTTTGAGAGGTGCGGTGCTGTTCAGCTGCGCAATCGTCTGCGGGTACCAGCCTATGTTCCCCCAACCGTCACGCATCTGCGTGAGCAGGTTGTCGTTGAGGATAGTCATCCCGTTGGCGGACTGCGTGGGCGTAGGTTGCCGCCCTTCGCGTACGACGCCAAGCTTCTGGAAAGCTTCGGTGATGATCTGCTGATTGGTCTGAACCACGCGCGCCTCTCTGAAAAATATGCCGTCTCTCCGAGCTGTCACGCCTACTTAAATTGGTGGGCGTTCACGCTACCACTCACTGGGTGAGGGCAGTGGTGGTATTTCTTTTTATTGCACGCGGATCCAAGTACGCGGATTCACCGCCGCTCCCGAGGCCGGCTGGAAGCCGTTCAGGGTGTACTTGTACTTGATGGTGGCAGTCGCGCCGCCGGCACCCGCAGAGGCAACCGGCGTGAGGCCGGTCACAGCTGCAAGGACGCCGTTGACGATGACGTCACCAGTGTTCGCGTTCACAGTCAGGGACGTGAGGATCTGCGTGGAGGTGATCTCCGCGCACGCGCCATCGACCGGGTTCAGCGGGAGGTTGACCGTCAGAGCAGCCAACGTACCGGTGGGGTTGACCACCAGTTGATTGGTTTGCATCGTGATGGTCGACCCTGTCACCAGGGTCGCGCCCGCGTAGAAGTCGAAAGGAACGCCTACAACGTCACCGTGACCGTAACCGACTTGGAAGTTAGCCATTTTCGTTTTCCTTTGTGGTCAGGTCAGATTAAGCCGCCGACGCGACTTCGATGTTCCGCACGGCCAGCTCGGGGTAAGCGAGCACGGCGCCGACAATCGAGTCGAGACGAGCCGGGAGTACGTCGTTAGACGGATCCCACTGTTGCGCGAAGCGGATGTTGTACCCTTCGAACGCTTCCGCAGCCGTCATCTTGACGAGGGGGCTGAGGTCGAGCATCGGGGGGTTCGCAAACACAATCGCGTCCCGGTACCAGCCGAGGGACTGCTTGATCAACGCGCCGTTCAAGGCCGCGATGGGGGCAGCGCCGCTCTGACCGAAGACACTGATGACAGCGCCCGCGGCCGGAACGTTGTCCACGTTCTGGTACGCACCGCCAGTGATGATGCCCGGGGCTATGGGAATCGAGATCGCGCCCGCGGTGTCACTGATGGTCGCAGTCACTACGAACTGCTTGGGTCGGCCCAAGGACGCCTTCGTCTCGGGGTCGACTTCGTTCACGCCAGCGATGGAAATCACATCGCCCGCGTTCAGGGTGGTGCCACCCGAAGTCCAGCCGTTGGTGTTCAACGTGAACGTCGAGACGAACGCGTTGCCGGCACCGGGGTTGGATTGACCGGCGCCGTTCACAACGGGAGCTGCGGTCGCGCCGAAAGTTCCGATGACGTGCGTCGGCAGCTTCGTGTTACGGAAGCAGACGTAGCCAGCGGCCTTGTCGGAGATCACGCCTTCCAACCACTGGTCGGAAATCGTGGACTCGGGGTTGAAGAGACCCTTGTTGTCACGGACGAAGTACCGCGAGGTTTGCGGAGTCGCCGTGAAAGTGCGCCGGTCGTCTTCAGGGGCCAGGGCTTCCGTCAGATACTGCTCGTTCTGCAGCAATTGATCGTAGGTTGCCGTGGTGTTGAAGGCGCCCGTGAACTTCGGCACGTTGTTGACTTGTCCCGTGGTGAAGTTCTCGATGCCGGCCGCCAGACGCGCCATTGCAGGTTCTAGCACTTGTTCCTGGAAGTTGTTCAGCAACATCGCGCGCTCCACCGAAGTGAAGTTGATGTCGACGCCGAGCTGCTGGTTGACCAACAGGGTGGCGAAGCGCTGTACCGAGTTCTGTGCATTCATCTGCGGACCGGTACGGAGAGTGTACTGGAACGGCAGACGGATCGAGAGCTGTTGACCCAAGATGACCCCGTTGATGGGGCCGGGCAGCAAGCTCTGATAATCACGGTTCGTGCGACCCGTGAAGTTGCTCTTGGCGTGCAGCAAGACGAGAGCCTTGCGAGCGACCCATTGAGCGGTGATGAGTGAATTTGCCATTGATCCTTTCCGATTTTATTTTAGTTCAGTCCGCGCATCTTCCGAACCTGTTCGCGGGCTGACTGTTTGCTTCCTCTGTGCTGACGCGCGAATTCTTCCATCGACATGTTTGGGTCGAGTGGATCGCGAGTCTGTGCACGTCCGCCACCCTTCGTCGGGGTGGGAGGAGGAGGCGCCGTGGTGATGGACTTCTTTTGCCCTGGTTTCGCATCGGGCTTAGAGCCGTTCTGCTTTGATCCTGAAGCGGGTGCCGCTTCTGCCTCGATCTTCGCGATCATCTTCCCGATGGTGATGCACTGTTGGGCGGGCGACTGCTTAGCGGTGCGAACCGCCAGCGCAGGATCCTTTCCAAATTCGTACAACAGTCGGGCAGTGTGCTCCGATTGAGCGACAGCAATGCCGGCGTCCGGCGCCAACTGGTTTTGAGCCAGCACCGGATTCTCAGTCACGACCTTTTTATAATCGGGATGCGCTTTCGCAAACACCTCGATTTTTGCTTCGACCGCCTGACGTCGCTTCACAGCTTCGTCCTGGCCGGTCATCTCGCGAACTGCTTCACGAGTTCCGATCTTGATCTGATTTTTTGTCCACTTCTGCATCTTGACGCGATACTTGTCGTTGTCGAAGGCGATATCCTCGTCGGCTAAATCCGGCATGGGTTCGTCTTCGTCAGCGTGAGGCGCAGCTGCAGCGGCGGTTTGCTCGGCCGTGGGTTTACCACCGCCCTTCAACCGTTCCAGCTCGGACAATGCGTCCTTGAGCTGGCTCTGCATGTGCTTGCCAAATATCTTCGTGCCTTCGAGCAGATCATTCAGCTCTACTATGCGTTCCTCAGCAGATCCTTTCTTGGGAGCCGGCCGAGCGGGTGACGCCTCTACGTCATCTGCATCGCCAGTCAAATCCCCGTTGGGGTCTGTTTCATCGCTGAGTTCGACGGCTGCGGTGGACGAGTCCGCGTCTTCGTCCGAAGTCCCCGCACCAGAATCGGTCTGGTCGCCGAGTGTTCCGTCTTCGTCAACGATGGGGGCATCTTCGTCGACCAACGGATCCGAGGCTGCGGCTGCAGCACTGCCTCCCGGAGTGGCATCAACTTGACCCGCGGCGACCGCAGCTACTGCGGCGGCATCAGCGACACGGGCGGGTGTAGCACCGCGAAACGGGTTCAACTTATCGTCGACCTGTTTCTGCGGTTGCTTTTCGTAATTCTCCAAATCCTCTCTCGAAAAGGCCATGATTGTCTCCTAATTACACGGCATGCGCTGCCGCGAGGCGAGTCCCACCAGACTGAAAATCAAGCAGCCTTTTTCGGCTTCTTGGGTTTGGCAGCGGCCAACGCCTTAGCGGCGGCAACCTTCTGCTCGTTCAACTCCTGTTGATGTTTCAACGTCAGCGCGTGCTTCTCGTGCATGCGCCGCATCTCGGCCTCGTGGGCCGCGGTGTGTCGCGCCAGCTCTGCTTCATGCTGCTGCTGAGCACGGGCTTGCTCTGCCTGCAGGTTCAGATGCGCGGCGCCCTGATCGGCAACGTGCTGTTGGGCTGCGTGTACAATATTCTGTTTGTGCTGCTGATCGGCGTGCGTCATATCCTGGAGGTTGCCGACGTGCTTAGCAGCGAGATCCATCTGCGCGGACTGCGCGGCGGTCTGACTTTCCTGTGAGTCGGACTTGATCTCGTTCGCCATCTTGATGTTCGCCAGGTGCTTGCCGGCGGTCTCGAACTGAACTTTCTGCTGCTCCATCGGGCTGATCTGAGCACGAGACTGCGCTATCTGCGCGTCCGCGGTCATCTTCGTGGTCTTACCCTGCAGCAGCTGCATCTCAAGCTGTTGCTGTTGCTGCTGCATCTGCTGTGCGGCGGACTTCTGCGAGCCGACACCGGCCGCCTTCTCCTTCTCAGTCGGCTGGATGATGCCTTGCTGTATCAGCGGGATCCGCAACCGGTTCGCCATCTCTTGCGCGTCCGGCGAGTCGATGTTCTTCGCGATCAGGTCGCTGATCATCGGCGCGTTCTGCGGCATCGCTTCAGCAAACGAGATCAATGTATCGAGCGCTTCTTGGCGCGCGGACTGGAAGCTTGGGCCGATGGTGACTTCAACGTCATAAGAACCCTGCGACAGATCGTTCATCACGTCGCCGGTCAGGTCGTTCTCTTTGTTGATCTCGACCATCTTCTCGACGCCGTCGTGACCAATTATGCGCTCGACACGCGCCGAGTCATAGACGGATGGGATCATGTCGACAAACATTTCCCAAGTGAGCTGCAGCGCCGAGCTGAAGCCGTCAATGAATTCGAAGCTGCCCAGGTCCGAGCGCTTCGTGTGTTGCACGAGCGCTTTGCCTGAGACGCGGTTCATATCTTCCGCGTTGCCGAGCGCTGGGTCGAAATACCCTATCGTGGCTTGAATGTCCTGGATCGACATCTGCGCGAGAGCCATCGCACCCTGCGGCAGGTCGAGTGGCTGCGTGCGGAACGGCATACCGCCTTCGGCGTTCTTGTCGACGTTGTACGGCAAGTACGGGCGCGAGGCGACGTTCGCCTGGTTCCACTCGTTCTCGTAGCCCTTGATCATCGCCTCAGTGACGAGGTACGGCGCCTTCGGCAGGAGCGCACTGCGCTCGATCATGTCCGAGGCGCGGGAGTTGTAGCTGCGCTGCGCGTCTTTGGAGTGACGGATCAGCGACTGGAATTTCTTGCGGCCTTCGATGTTGATGTAACGACCGGGACAGCGCACGACCGGAATTCTCTTCCAGTCATAGTAGTACGGGCCTTCGAGCACGGTAGAGCCGTCGATCTTGGCCCACATGACCTGCCACTTCGTGGTCTTACGGATCATCGGTTTGCCGGTCTTCTTGTTCGTCGCGATGCGCGTGACGCCGCTCTTCTCGAACGTCAGACCGTGCTCTTCGAGATGCTTTTCTGTTGCCTTTAGATCGGCGTCGTACTCGCGTACGGTGCCGTCGGTCATCTTCGCGATCCACTTCTCACGCGGCACGCGCTCGAAGTATTCGGCGATGCGAACTTCTTTGTCAGTGAACCAGCCGTAGCTGTCACGCGAGACAGTGAAGCTGTTCATATTGCCGTCCGGGTACAGAGACTCGTAGATCTCGTCGGAGATGCGCTCCGCCACGATGCAGCGGTTGGCGTCGGCCGCGCACGCGTCAGCGCACTGCGGATCCCACACCACTGTCTGAGGGTTCGAGATGTTGAGGACACGCAGCACCTGGTCGAAGGCGCCTTCACCGTCGTCTTGCATGTAGGTCGGCATGATGCGCCATGCACCAAAGCCGCCAGCGACGGCGAACTTGAATTGTTCCTTGTAGATCTGATCAGCACGGCTGCACTGCTCAATGGAACGGCACAGACCGGCGAATACGTCGGAGATTGCCTCAGACGCGCCATCGGACGCGGGCCGCACCTTGCCAGCGGGGCGCGTCTGACGCATATCAGCCACCACCATGTTCACTGGCTGCAAGCAGCGATTGAACGTGTAGCACGGCTTGCCGCGGCGATTTTGGAGCACGACGGGATCCCATTGCCCCATCGCTTCGGCGTTGTAGATGAAGTTCAGATCTTCGGAGTGCATGCGACGGTTCTCTTCCCACGCACCGACACCTTCGTCATAGAAGTTGCGGATGCGCGAGAGGAGACCTTCGTTGTCCTTGATCTGGAACCCAGGCGAGTCGGGGAGCGTGCCGCGTTGTCCCGGCACGTCCCCGATCAGATCCCAGTTATCGCCTGCGTTGCCGCTCATTACGTGGGCATCTCGTCGATGATAGCTCGCTGGCCGTCGCCAACGAAGACGCCGTCAAACGTGTTGGACGGGATGTACTTCGGCGGTCCGTCGTTCTTCCACTCGTGCACGGGTTTCTTATCCTGTGTTTTTCGGCCGCTGTCGACCAATCGTTGGTACTGGACGCGGACCTGGTTGCGAATCGAGTTGTTCTTGAAGTTGAACGGAGCGACCTTGCCCTTGCGTTCGACGACCAGATTGTTCGCGCCGGAGGTGACGTGTATGGTGTACGTCCCCAGCTTCATCTTGCGGCCGTTGTTGTCGACGCGCCGCGGATCTTCATCCTGTTGGCACTCCTCGACGATCTTGCCATCCGATGCCGGACGTTTCGTGAAACGCCAATCGACGGTCTGCGTCACCGCACCCGTCTTCTCGTCTTTGTGCTCGATCTTGTGGGCCGCTTGCTGTCGCAGGCGGATACCCTCTTCGTGCACCAGCTTCAATGTAACGCTCATTTGGTCTCACCCTCTGTTGAAAAATTAACCACTCCACACTCCGCCTTGCGTCGCCATCTCAGGCACCCAGCTGAACCACGGCAAGCCGCCATCGCTCGCGGGCGGCGCCTTCGCCACGTCGTGGCCGCTCATCACGTTGTAGCGTGTGGCGTCCATCAAATGGTCGTTCTTTTTTATAATGTTGCCTTTCTCATCGCGACGATACAGGCGCACCTCTTTGAACCAATTAACGCAGGTGCTGAAGATGCGCAGCTGCTGCGTCGAGAGCATGTCCCAGGTCTGCACCAGCCCGGTCACGACCGTGTTGTCGGCCTTGCTGACCTTCAGCCCGAGGTTGCAGTACGTGTCGATCAGCAATTCACCGTCGGTGCCGCGCGCTTTCTGCGCCGCAGGGTCTATCACGCCGTGAATCCACGGACCGCGCCGATTGATCGCTGCGACATGTACTGCAGGGTCGGCTTGACCGCGATAGTACTCGTCGTACATCACCGCCGGGTACCGTTGGTTGCCGGCGGCGTCTTTGAATCCGTTGTCGATGTCCCAAGCGAACCAGCACACCGCGGTGCAGTTCCAGCCCGGGTCCATCCCGTACGAGCGCGGCCAGTGGGCCGGGATATCGAACGGCTGGATCGACATCACGCTCTCGGGGATCGGGTAGATCGCGCCGACGCCGTGCCCGGGTATGCCGGACTTACGTGCTTGGAGCTGCCACGCCGGCACGCTCGACAAGATTTTCTTTTTCTCCGATTCGGTCAAATGAGCGACATCGTCCATGTCTAAAAAAACGCATGATTTAGACATTTACGCCACCGCGAAGCTGTGTTTCTTGCTGCTATTTTCAGATTTAGATAGCAGTCGTAGATTTTCTGGCACATGTAGACCGCTGACGCGGGCTCCTTGTAGCGGAATTATATGATCGACAGTTAATCCTGCCGCAACGGCTTGATCGTAAAAAACCTGAATAGCGTCGAGGTCAGCCCAAGCTACGGTACGCTGAAGCTGCGCGGCGCGTCTCTTAGCCTCGTACGCGTTATAGGCGCCTCTGTGCGAATCCTTATACACCGCCAGATGTTCTCTGTTGAGCGCTTTCCAATTTTCGGAAGCCGTCAGATCTCTGGTAGGGTCTGTCGCGTATCTATCTCTCCTGCGCTGCTGTGCGCACTCTATGCAGCGCGATTCTCGGCGCGTAGACGGTTTGCCCTGCGTCGTAGTATACGAATACCAGTAAAAATCTTCTGGAGCTTTACCTTGTCCGCACATAGTGCACGGCTTGTGCTGTGGTCGTATTTTTACCTCACTCATCGACGACCGTCTCCTCTTCCAGCTCCCACTGCTCAGTCGGCATCGCGTCTGGCTCGGGCGACAGCTCGGGCATGAACGTGATCATCAGGTCCGATACGCCCAACAGCGGCGTCTCTGTCAGCACCAGCGTGCCGTTCACTTCGCCGGGCACCGTGCTCATGAGCCGCATGCCGCACTCGGCGTAAATTTCCAGCTTCGGCTCTTCGTCGAGGTGGATCCTGTCCTGGCGCGTGCCTTGGAAGGCTTCGCGGCCCTGATCGTACGACTTAAACTGCAGCGTCGAGATGCCGCCGGACACGTGACGCACAAAAACCGACTCGAACGCATCGGCGAGACCGTGTTTCACCGTCCGCCGCACCAAAAGGTCGCCAGGAATCATCCCGGTGCCGTACGCGGACTCAACGCCGGGCTTACCGCACATCTTTTCTTGTAAAATGTCGCGCGTGTTCTTCGCGGTATCGGTCGCCAACCACATATCGATGGGTCGGTCGTATCTTCGTCCCGGCCACCAGTCAGGGTACAGCCCGGTAAGGTGCAGCGCATCCGCAAAACAGCCGCAGTGCGTCTTACCAGTTCTGTTTCCACCGAAAAGTGCAATTTCATCGTCCTTCGCTTCTGAGGCGAAGAACTGCATCTGCTTCGGATAGTGCGCCCGACCGAGCGGGCAGTTTTTCAGCGCCGGATGGTCAGTCGGATCCTGAAACCAGGTCACTATTTGGGTCTGATCCTGGATTTTCGCTCGCTGGCTCAGGATCTGGATCAGTTTCGTTGTCTCTGCCAGACTCAACGAGCTGATATTCTGCTTCGATAACAGACTCGTCAGCTGTGTCGGCAGCGGCGAGTAAACCCTGTCGATTAAATCTCGATAGGATTGTGGAAAGTTGCGCATGTGCCTGGTCCAACGTTAGGTTTTGCTTCACGTTGAGATCCATTTTTAGGTTCTCACCGAATTTTTCAGGAAAAAGGTTCGCAGCGATGCGTCCCAGCATCCGCGCATCACCTTTAACGGCGGAGGCAGACGCTGCGTGGTCGAAAACTGCGCGCGCTACCTGCGCGGCGTCGTCAAATGCGCGCTGAAAATCCGAGTTCGCAGACAATTCCTTGTGAAACTGCACGTTGGTGGCGCCGACGGCGCGTAGCGCCTGCTTCATGTCTGCCGTGTTGGCGTACGTGATCAGAAAAACGCGCTGCTTGTCGTCGGTCCAATCGAAATCTTCCGTAACCTGCTGCGTACGGGCGATGCCCATACTCTCTTCGAGCCGGTTCACCGCCTCACGGAACGTTGTGTTCCAGCTAAGTATCGCCAAAAACTCTGATTCGGTCCGCCCGAGCGATTCGGCGGCTAGCACGAAATCTTTCAGCTCCGCGTACTTCTCAAGAAATTTCTTCTCGGCGGTACTCGGCTGTGCCGGACCTGCCGGCGCGGTGTTCTTCTGCGTGTACGCGCGCCTGCGCGCTTCCTCCAGCTCCGGGACGCCTTTGCCGTACACCGGCATCAAACCTTTCTCGACGCGTTGGCAGTCGACGCAGATGCTGCTGTTCGCTACGTAGCGAGCAGCGCGGTGGCCGGTGACGCATACGGCACCGGTCCAAAAGTGTTTCCAGCCGCGCGCCTTCGCCTCTTCAAGAGAGACGAAGCGCGTCGGCTGGTAATTGTACATGTCCGGCCGGCCGTCACGCAGTGGCGCAACGGTCTCGGGCCGGATCTTCGGCCACTTCCCCCATTCGTGCTTCGGGGATCCGGGCGGATTTTCGCCTATCATGCGCGGTGCCAGTCTTCGCTGCCCGACATGAAATTTCCCTTCCTGTCGTAGCCAGCGCTCTGCTGCCACATCAGGCACTCGTTCAACGACTCGTCGGGGTCGACCGAGTAGATGGCCTTCTGCCAGACGAACGCGAGATCTCCGATGCCAGGGAATCCAATGCGGTCGAAGTCCACGAGAGTGATATTGCGGAAACTGAATTCCACCACATCACCAGGCTTCACCTGCATCGGAATAATTTGTCCGGTCTCTGCGCCATCCTCGAACCACAGCGTGCGGCCCGAGAGTTTGCTTGGCGCGAACTGCATGATCTTGCCGTCCGGCCCGAGCACAGGTGGCCCATCGCTGATGGATTGCTGAAACGCCACTTTGCGCCGCTGGCGGCGGCCGTAGCCAACACCAACAACCACCCCTTTATGAATTTCCACCCCCGGCGTGAGTAAAGTAGGATGGACGTACGGTAAAACCTTCACCAAAACCCGGTCGCGTAGCACGCGCACGCGCTTGCCGATGTCTTCCAGCTCTTCTGTTAGCATCATAGCTGGTGACTCCTCAAGTATCGAGCCGCGGCTATGAGCGTATCAGAGCTGTCTTTAAAACTGCCTATGCCATGAGGCGATGTCATGGCCGCACCTCGACTGCATCCACGTCAGTATCGCGCATCAAGCGAATTTTCTTACCAACACCGTAGTCAGAATCCATGCCAGCGGTGGCGGCGAAAGTGACTACGTCGCCAACTTTCGTCTCCATAGGTGTGCGTTCGCCGAGCGGGAGCATTCGTCCAGGCCCGACCGCGACCACCTCTCCTCGTAGCGTTCTTTGCCAATCAGGGAGTTTTATTACTCCCTCCGCTTTATCCAGGAGCGCCACCGCCACCAGATCGTCAAGCAATCGCTGACTGAAATCTATCTTCGCCATGTTCTGTACCTCTAACCTTACAGAATGAAAAATTTAATACGCGAGGCCACTCACCGTTGCGAGGGCGCACAATTCAATGACTGCAACCACGGCGGTCGACGTGAACGGCTGGCCCGTGACGGAGTCGACGGCCGTGAACTGCATGCCGACCTGGCACAGCTGCGAGCCGATGTACGGGAACGTCATCTGCCACGCAGACGCGAGCACCTGAAGATACATGGTCGCAGCGAACGCAGGATACGTAAACGGCGAGCCAGCCGAGCCTACAGCGCCGGCCGGGTTCAATGTGATCGGGCCGCAGTTGGGCAGCACGACGCTGTTCGTGATGTCATCGATCTCGATGCTGATCGAGGTCGGAATGACGGGCGTGTTCGTGTGATCCACGAACTGCAGATCCATGAAGATGTCCGTGTTCGGGTATGCTTTGACGTTTGCATATGGTAAAATTGGGCTTCCCTGGAGGTAGCGATTTCCAATTACACTCACGAATTCTTCTCCAGGTATGCCACTCTACCGCCAAGAGCGGTCGAGACGGATGCTGCAGTAGCAGACTCCGAGGCGAATCTGAGTGAGGATGATCATCGCAGCCCTTTCATCTTGCGCTCGCCGCTCTTGCCTTTGAATTCACGCACCGGCCGAGCCGATAGGACGTGCTTCGCGCGAGCGTGAACGGCAGTGTGCTCCGCCGTGGTCATGTGACCCGAGACCCAGCTGTCTGTCGCGTTGCGCATCGCGCGCTTCGTGTCTTCCTTCACGCGCTGCTTCTCGGTCGGCTCTTTGTAGGACGCCAGCTCTCCGTGCTGTTGGCCCTGCTCGGTAACTGACTTCTCGCCCTTCGATTTCTTGGCGCGCTTTTTGTCTTGCCCTTTCGGGGTTCTGCTGACGCCTAGGATGGCGCCGAGCATGGGTGCGATCTCAGCCACCGACGCCTCCTTTGCCACCCGTGATCTCGAACGCTGCGGCCGCGCTAGCGATGAAGAATGAGTTGGCTGGAACCTCAATGTACATCACTGTGCCGACTGTCGCCATGCCGAGTGTGTTCATCACCGGCACGCCGGCAGTGGGGGCGCCAGCAGCGGCGATGGTGCTCTTGTTGCCCCAGGTCAAATACGCAGCTACTTTGCACACGACACGGAACGTGTTAGCGTCCAGCTGCGTGTCCGTCGCTACCTGCACCGCGGCCGCGCCGACGAGAACCGTCTGCGTGATCGGGTGAAACGTCGTGTCGATGCTCATCGATAACTCCCGCGTTTGCCAGAGCACCACTCGTTCAGGATATCGCCCTGGTTGACGTGCTTCAGCTCTTTGGATTCGCGCTGCTTGTGCGGCGCTTGTTTGTCGGACGTGTTGGTGCCTGGGCGCGGACCTGTGCGGTGCGCTCGCTTGGCGACTTTCTTCGTCTCATGATCGCCGCCACCGAGGCTGGCGCGTGGGCCGTCGACGTGCTTGAACGAGCGACCTTCAGAATTTTTCTTTTTGAACACTCAGGTCTCCGGGGCAGCGTACGTGTTTCTCTGGCCGTGCGCCCACTTATCCAGCTCGCGCTTACGGTCCGCGCGACCTTCACGGGTCTTGTGCGCGGACTTCTTCATATCTGCGTGCATAAACTCTTTCGCAACAGCGACCGGCGGACCGCCGCCCGTGGGTTTGAACCCATGAGCGACGGCCCGCATCAGTTTCGCTTGGGCCGGGGACTTGCTTGGCACTTACCGCTCGGTGAGCGCTTTGTCGCCGTGCTTGTCGCCGCGGCCGCCGACTGCATCTTTGTAGATGCTGCGCGCGACGCTGTTCAGCTCGCTCTCGCCGCCGGAGTCGCAGGTATCGGAGTGCGGCAGCGCCGTCTTCTCGGCAACACCCTTACGGCTCGCGCCGTGAGTGCCTTCAACGCCGGCTCGACGGCCCTTCAAATACTCTTCGCCCTTCATCTTGGCGTGTTCGGATTTACCCATGTAAAAAATTCCTCTTGATTGAATCGAAAGAATTACGCGGCCGTGATGGCGCCAGCGTAGATACTCTGCATCGTGACGGTCGTCGGAGACGTGACGGTCACAATGAACGTGCGCTCGGTGTTGATCGCAAGCGTGTTGGTGCCGCTGATCGTGACTCCGGTTCCGCCCGTGAGCGTGATCACGCCCGCAGTGTTGTTGAAGTTCAGGATCGTCAACGTGTAGACCACGTTGAACAGATTCGGCACGCCGGCCGGCGGATTGACGCCCGCGGCAAAGGTGCCAAGACCTTGCTTGTACGCAGTCGCCACCGCCTGTTGAATCTGCGCGATGATATTGACGGCGGTGTCGGTCGTCAGCGCCTGCGCGCCAGCTTGACCACTGAAGCTCGCGTACACATCGCCGGCACCTGCAAGCAGTGTCGCGGAGATCGTTCCACCGTTCTGCGTGGAGCTGTTGATCTGCGACTGCGGCAACACGGAGACCGCGTTATAAAAATCGTCTCGAAAGACGCCCAATGCTGTCATGAAATTTTCCTCGCGCTCTCAGCGCATCAAATCGACGCCGCCAATTTAATTAGCGGATAAGCAGCAGGCGGTCGTTTAACTACCTGCATGAAAAATTATGCGGCTCTATACCAAAGAGCGGTACTGGGATCCCAAGTAAATTTGCGCGCACTTAAAGCCGGGATCGCGCTCGTCGCGCCGTCTGCCACGTTGCTGTTAGCGGCGATGTCGAATGTGATGGTGAAGGCTGACTCATTGATGAGTGTGCATTCCTGGGCACCGGTCGAGGCAGTGCCCGGACCCGCTTGCATCTTGATCGTACTCACATTCGCGCCACCAGCAATAGTGCAACGTACTGTAGTAGTATTAAGAGTCGTAATAGTTGAACCGTTCGCCAAAGCTGCGGCGTTTGCCGCGAGCGGAGAATACAAATTACCATTACCAAGTTCGGCGACACCCTGAGTAGTAAGTGCATCGCCAGGTAGAATGAAACACTTACTGACCGTCCCATATTGGATATTGGCGGTCCCGAAATTACTGAAAAATGACGGCACAGACCAATGCACGCCGGACGCCTTGACAAGGTTGAGGCCGATAGCGCCGGCCGCTGTATTCGCCATGATGGTACCGTGGAGGGTAAGTCCTTGGATCTGACTCGTGGCCCCTACCCGAATCTCTCCCACCGTATTGGCGTTATTCTCAAAGTGGCAACTGATCACATAGTCAGCAACGAGCGTGCTGGTGGCATCGATATCTATGCCTACTACGGTCCCGGCGCCACGCAAACCTTCGCAATCACAAGACAACACAGAGAGCGAATTAGAATCAACAATCGACAGGCCTATAGGCGTAAGATTTGTGCCGCTTGACCCGAAGGCTACGTTGAACAGACTCAACGCATGAGTCTGAGCGCTCGCAAATATGTTGCGATTACGGTTCCCCTCGATCCTGCTGTTTGAAATCTTATTACCGAAATTCGAACCACTGAAAAAATCCAGACCTAAACCAAAGCCGGTAATACGCACTCCATCTATGATATTGTCGTGGGAACTCTCAAAGGTGATACCGTCTTGAGTAGCCGCCGTGTATATACCAGTAAATCCGAAATCTCGGAGTGTGTTACCATAGCCCGCACCGAGATTGTTCAGCGTGAGCATCGTAATGTCGTTTTGTGCTACAAGGAAACTATTAAGCCAGCCGTTGCCCGTGATCTTAATTGGGCGTGTGGCGGTGGCGCCCGCGTTAATGAAAAACCCCGTAGTCGTCGTGGGTATAAATATTGCTGCGGAGTAGTTTGCAAACTGATTCGCCTGCGCAACGGCTGCGAGCCACGCTGCTGTATCTAGCGCGGTGTTTCCGCCAACTCCGCCGTACCGACGAAGATCCCCAGGAGGCCAGAACGGATTTACCGGCGTAACTCCAGCCGCAGCTTCAGCAGGGGTTTGAAGAAATGGCGCGAAGGCGCTGCTAGCGCTATACAGCTCAGTGAAATTCGAGTTGATCTTATCGAATGCGGACTTTGGTGAGTCGCCCTGCCCGCTGTTTGCGGGTATGGTGATAATTTGCTGCTGCGTCATAACTGACTATCTGCCACATCAGGCGACTCTTGATCGGCCGTCCACACCTGCTTCGTGCTATCGTCCGCATAAACTTGATCTGCGGTTCTGCCGCTGACCGATGCGTTCGACAACCCTATCGGAATTCTGCGATTGTTCTTCGCGTCATAAATGTCCGTGCCATCACGCGACGCGTTCGAAAGATTCACGAGCGGTGACTTCGGCTGTGCGACGGGTACGGCGCCGCCGCCGTTCGCGCCCCAGGTGTCGCCACCCATCTGGACCAACGCGAATACGTCAGGGTTCGGTGTCAGCGTCTGACCGCCGTTCGCTGCTGTGCGGGCCATTTACATCCCTGAGAGGTTTGGTGCGTTCGCCGGATACGTGACAACGTTCGCGACGCGCGCCGTAGCCGGCTGTGTGATGCTCGCGGCGGGTGACGGCACCTGCGGGCTCGCGCCGCCGTTCGACGGAATGAATCCGCCCTGGCCGTACGTCGAGTCACAGAGTAGTACCTGGCCGCGCGACATCTTAGCGAGCAGCGAGTCGCCGCCCGCGTTGCCGCCCTGATTCGCCGGACCCGCACCCTGCAGCGTGGTCGTGTCCTGCAGGTTCATCGGCATGAAGCCAGACGAAACCTGCGTGCCGGTCAGCTGCTGTACCGGATTCTGCGGCGTACCCGGCTCAGTGCCAAGACAGTTGTCTTGCAAGCCGCCCGGGTTCGGGTTGCCTTGCATCTGCGCGCCGTTGGGCGCCGCGCCTGGCATGCCTACGGATGTGGCGAAGGAGTCGGGGTTTGCGGTCGGTGTCCAGAACGTGTTTGCCATCTCAGCCCCCGTATACCGTCGCAGCGGTCGGCTGCGTGAACGTGTTCATTGGCTGCTGCGTCGAAGCCTGGCTGGCCTCGCCGGATGTCGGTCCTTCGGTTTGGTTCGCGCCGCCAGCACCAAAACTCTGTCCGCCGTTCGCATCGCTGTTGAGTGTGTCGCCGCCGACTTGCGTACCGGAACCGTTACGATCACCGGACGACAACGCGTCCGCCACCGTGCGACCGCCTGGGCCAGTGCCGGCGCCCGCCTGAGACGTCACACCGTAGCCCGACCCTTGCAAGTTAAGCGGCAGCGTGGCGCGCGACGCGGACGCGAGAACGGTGTCACCGCTCGCGTTGTTCGAGTTAGGCGGGAAGAGACCCACGCCAGGATTCACGGGCTGCAGGGTGGCCTGGACGAGGTTCCCTAGTTGAGTGCCTTGGAAGGGTGTGGTATTAAGCGGCGTACCGCCCGGGGTTCCGAAGATGGTCATCCCTGAAAAACTCCTGAAAGCAATGTAACGTTCGCGGTCGTGGTCGAACCAGCGAGCGGCGCGCTGACTACCGATTCATTGTTGAACGGTGTCGGGCCAGTCGATAGGCTATCGTTCGCGTTCGCGATACCGTCGACAAATACTTGGTTGTTGACGCCCATCGTAGTCGTGGCTACGTTGTTGTTTGCATTCGGCTCGCGGGCGGGCCAATCGGCGGGACGCCGAGCGGACCCGCGCCATTGTTTCCAAAAGTCATGAGAGACTCCTATGCATCATAAAACAGGCGCTAAGCCTGATAAGATACCTTTTACGGTACACTCGGGTCTCTCACCACCCGTTCAAAATTCATCCCCAGTATTGACGCGCCCTGGAGGACCGGCTACCGGTTCAGTTACGAGACGCCGCCGCCAATCGCTTTGAATAACATCGAGCCGATGGCAAACAGCAACTGATTCGTGCGAGCGAGTTCCGCCGTGACGATCAGCAACAAAGCCAGCGCAGAAACGCGATATACCGCGGTACATGCGGGACGTAAAAAATTCATACTCGTTGCTCCAGCACGGCCTGCGCCCTGCGTTTATCACCCGCTACCGCTGCGATGCAGTGGCCGCGCCACGTCGGGAACTGGCCGACGAGGTGCATGAGCGCATCGATCATCGGAGCGAAGATCTTGCCGCGCAGCTTGCCTTCGAGGAGCGCGGAGCCGGCGCGGCCGGACATTGACTCGCCGGGCTGGCCGCCAGTGATCGCGGACCCGAGGATATCGAGCGCGAACACGAGATTGAAAACGTAGCCGCTCATCGACATTGGCTCCCTACGCGCACCTTAAAGCCGTGCGCCTTCATCATGATCAAATTCTCGTGGAGCATCGTGATCAGGCAGTGCGCCGTCTTCCAGCGCTGCTGCACGTCGCTCCACACCTGGAACTTCAGGCGGCCGTTCATTTGCGTCGTTTGTTCATTTGCTCACCACCCCTCGCTGATACGCGTCGTGCTCGCGCAGGTCGGCGGCGCAGTCCATCACGCCGTGCCAGTCGTCGCGCCAAAACTTTCCTATCATGTCTTGCTTGATCACTTCGCGCTGCTCGGCGGGCGATAGTGTCGGCATGGTCGACGTGTTGGCGCTCATCAGCGTTTCTTCCATCGCTCCAACGTGCGTTGCACGGTGGCGGTCGCGTTCTGCACTTCATCAATGTACCACAGAATGCAGCCGTCTATGCGCACGGGCAGCGGCGCCATCTTGCGCGCGAGGAGTCGGCCCAGCTCGCCGTGGCTGCACTTGAAGAGCACCGTCAGGTTCTCTCGGGTGTACATGGCCGGCGGCTCTTTGCGAGGTTCCCGTGGCTCGGCAACCGGCACGATGGTGCGATGTTCTTTGTCGTAGACCAACGGCACGAAGGGTTTCTTCGGTGTATCTGTCCACGGGATCGTCGTTTGAATCTCACTCACCAGTGAATTCCTTCGTCAGCTGCTGCTCCAGATACATCGCGGCAGCGCGAGCCAGGAGCGGACTCTCGCGCAAAGCGCCGATGGCTGTATTACACCCGCCACAGAGTAAAGAACGAACCCGACCTGTCTTATGATCGTGATCGACATGTAGCGTGCGGTCGCTGGGTGTTCTGCAAATCGCACAGACGCCATTCTGCTGTACGAACATTCGATTAAAATCTTCGACCGACAACCCGTACAAACTCTTAAGTCGATATCTCAGGTTGTACTTTTCCTTCAGTGCCTTCGCTCTTGCCGACTCAAGGTACTTTCGCTTATATGCCGCGCGTCTGCCAATGTACGGATCTGAGGCTTCTTTCATAACAACTCCTTAATGCTGCGGTGCGGCGGGCGGGCGGGCGGCCGACACGAATCCAGCCCTACCCACCTTGTTAGGGCATTTTATAGACTTTTGGCCCCAGTCGTCAATATGACGATGCTGACGATGGTTCCTGTTACTTCACCGCTGGGCCTAACCTGTTTTGACCCCCCGGCGCGACGATGCGGAGGTAACCGAGACTTCCGATCCCTTAGGGGGTTTCGAGATATCCCCAAGCATTATGACAGCATGGGGTACCCCCGCACCCGACGGCCAGCAGCCAGGCAGCAGGCAGCGGCCCAGGTCGACCACGATATGGGCGTATCGTGCTAGATGATGGTGCATGCTGCACTCGCACATGAATACTATTCATCGAGAGCCAGCATAGGTTGAATTTAACCGCCATATCTTTATCGCACCGCACCATACGTCGCGAGGTGGGGGCAGTCCGTGGTCAGAGTGGGGTAGCCCCAGCGGCTAGTAGTGCGTGGTGGGGCAGGGCTATATGATGATGATGGTTGATACCTATCTTACCCCACACCCCCACATATACTATCACTACTGTATACCTAATAATACCGACTCTCACGTCTAAGGGGATAGGTATCAACTATCATCATCAGTAGTTGACACTTGACTGGGGGTAGCGGCTGGCCTTACTCTGTAATTGATACCTAACATATTGGAGGGCTGGTACACATGGGAAGCACGGTCGCAGCGCAGCGCAGCAGGCTGCACAACGAAGGATATGTGGCGCTACGCGCCAAGATCATAGCGCACTACAAGACGCTGCCATTGATGGGCCGCGAGGCGGGCGCCAAGGCGTACAAGCTGCCGCCGAAGCTTGGGCACTGGCACGATACGCACAGCGCCCTGGTGCTCTCTGTGTGCCCCGAGCTGGATGATGTGGTGCGAGCCATAGACGAGCTGCGAGCACAGCGCGACGCAGATGCTATTGCTGCGCAGCATATCAGACGCAAGCCGGGCGGTAGGGGCTCGAACATCAGTCACCAGACGCCTGAGCTGGTTGGCGAGTGGCCGCCACGTCAATAATGTGACGCACCTCTAGTATCCAGCATCAAGCCGTGCTACTCTTGAGTTGTACCCAACACCGAAGCTAGGAGCGCGAGACATGAAGACCAAAGGTCAGCACCGCGGACACTGCCAGAAGTGTGGCGCCATCCAGGTCGTGCTACCCACGGGCAAGCTGGCCGATCACGGCTACACTGTCCCCAACGGCTACTTCAAAGGCACATGCCAGGGCAGCAACCAACTCCCGCTCCAGGTCTCGCGCGTCATCACCGACGCCATCATCCGCGCGATGAATGACCTGGCCGCACGCAACGAGGTGCACGCCATTGCACTGGGCGCCGGGCAGCTCAAGCCCGAGCAAGTGCAGCAGCTCACCGCATGGGGCAGCCGCGAATACACCTACGTTGATCGCAAGCAAGTGCCGATCATGAAGCCCTGGAGCGAGGGCACGGGCGCAGAGCGCACTGAACAGCTGAAGCTTGAGATCGGCCGGGCCGAGAGCGATGCCCACTTCTTCCGCTCGCATGCCAAGAGCATGAGCGAGCTAGCGCAGGCCGTGCACGGCACCGCACTGATTGACCGCGACGCTGAAGAGCTGGCGCGCAAGGCGGAGCGCGCTGCGAAGACCGCACCAATTGCCGGCGCGTATCGCACGAAGATCGAACAGAAGCGTGCGCTCGAAGCGCTCGGTGTTGAGTACAGCAAAGCGCGGCGCGTCATCATGGACCGCTACCTCAGCACAGCGCACAGCGAGCGCACCGATGCCGGCAGCAACGTCTACAACAGCATGCCGTTCAACCTGCATTGCTGGAGAGCGAAGCACACCGCGCTGGTGCTCGACACGTATCCCGAGCTGGCGCCCACCGTTGAAGCCATCGAGATCCTCGTCATCAACCGCAACGAGATCAAGGCACGGCCGGTGATCAAGTGAGCACCTTTCTGCTCCTCGTGCTCGGCATCGCGTGCACGATCTGGTACACCAACAGTGTGAGGAAGAATCGCAAATGAACCCACGCAAAGACTGGTCATGGCGGACCGATGCCGAGACGCGCAAGGCGCTCGACGTAGGTGCCAAGAAGATCAAGGCAGCCAAGGCCAAGGCTGCACCACCGAAGCAGGAGAGACGCAAGTGAGCAGACTCATCGAGCTGGTGCGCGAGCAGATCCTTGAAGAGCTGCCGCAAATCACGGACTCGTTCATACGCGAGCGTGCCGTCGATCGCGAGATCAACAGCCTCACGCCGCTCGAACTGTTGGAGCGCATCAGCGACGCGCTACGCAAAGGCTACAGGCAGTTGTGATGGTCGACGGCCAGGCTATTTGCTTGGAGTTACCACACAATCAAATCATGGACGCGAGGTACATATGAGCATTACCGACGATCAATCAGGATTCAATGGGCTGGAAGCGTATAGCAAGGCGTGGCTGATCGCGCCGAACCCAAACAAACTCACCACGGAGAACGCTGAGAGTGAAGAGCGCAGCACCTACAAGAGCGCGACCGAAGGCCCGATTCCACTGTCCTTCAAGGGCCGGCACCTCATGCAACGCCTGCGCACCTCCACGATGGCGGCGATTCAGTTCGGCAACTGGCATGTGTTCGGCGAAGCAGTGTCGCGCAGCCGCGCCGCGATTGCTCGGCGCATGGGCGAGCTGGAAGCGCGAGTCGCGGCAGCCGATTCATTCAGTGCCTGGGCGAACAGCATTCGCACGAAGAATCTGATCAAGCGTTGCGTAAACGCGGAGCACAAAAACCAGGAGCTGATGTTCGACTACCAACTGCTGCAACAGAAGCTGACGGACTCATTGACTGAAGTTCACCGCTCGTGGGCGGCTGAGCGTGCTGAGTGGCAGGAGCGGACCGCGATTGATGAAGCCTTCATCGTATTGCTTGGCGACCGGTTGGGCAAGCGCCTGGCGCAGATCGACACCATACGCCGCGCATGCGACGTAGCTGCCAGCGACGCGCGGCTAGATCCGTGAACGAAGAGCGCAGAATCGGCCTAATAGTAGGCATTTGCGGGCTGGTTGCGCTCGTAACGTTTGCCTGTATAATGGTGGCGCTCGGAACCAAAAACTAGGAGATTGAAATGGCGAACAAATTTGACGGCGACATCCGCCCGCTCTCGAACGATCAGCGCTACATGGGCGTGGTCTTCACTGGCTCGATGAAGAACGCGATCAAGCAGGCCAAGGCCGCGCCTGATCACGGCCTGGCGCCGCGCAATCCGGCGGCAGCTCACGGCATCAGTCGCAATCGCGCGGCGCTCCTGGAGCACCTGAATCTGTTGTCGGAGCCGGCCATCGGTCACGACGTGTACATGCACGGGAAGATCGACCCAAGCATCCCGGCGTTGCGCGCCCACATAGCCGACCTTGAGACGGTGCTTCAATTCTACGTCGATGCCTTCCCAGCGTTTCGCAGCAAGCCAGTTGGAGCGCCGGGTAGCATTGAACGGAAAGCGCAGAACGTCCATATCGACTACGAGAATCTAGCGCGAAAGTTTTTGCCACAGGCTAATACAGAGGTGAAACCGTGAGCGCATATGATAAGGGGTTTGCCGCTGGTCTAGAAGGAAGACAGGCTGCAACTTGCCCCTATAAGTCTCAGCGCAATGCGCGCGTCCAATGGTTCGACGGATTCGATAAAGGCTGTTTAGAGCGAGAGGCAGCAAAGCAGATTCCGGTCAATCTGCCTTTCGAGCGTATACCGCAGCACGCGAGCGATCCAGGCTTTGGTCCAGTTCCGCCTGAATCAAATGTCGTATCTATTTTGAGTGTAGAGGCCGAAGTGCCACAATCCGATGTAGAAGCAGACGTGCCCCGATTGTGAGCAACCAACACACTGAAACGTGCGGCTGTGTCGTGACCATCGAGCCTGGTCACGTCTACACGAAGATGTGCGAGCAGCATAAGGATGAGGCGTTTCGATACACTCGGCAAGACATGATCAATAGTCTTGACGACCTGATAAGAACCGGCTTTAGAGGCAGTACCGACAACCGCGATCTAATAGGAGGATGATATGTGCTTAGACATCGATCCAGAAATCAAGACGCTGAAAAATCGCGTCGTGTGGAAAGTGTTCGACAAGGAAACCGGCAAGATCGCATCGCTGCACAGGGGCGCGGTTTATCCGAAAGGTAAACTGGTCGAGCGCTCTCCCGGCCCAACCACCATGACCATGTATGAGGATACAGTCGTCGGCACGCGCGGCCTGCATTTCTTTCGCAGCAAAGCGCTGGCCCTGGCTGAGGCCCGCACCTTGCACAACACCTACATCGCCAAGTTTGCGGTGAACCCGGCGGATTTCATGTTCGCCAATAGCACGGAAGTGATGTACGAGCGCGCAACGCGCATCAGCAACTTCATCAAGGCCGGCTACGGCGATTGACCATCAACGCACCTGGTCGGCCTGTTGACGGCCGGCCAGGCTGTGTTACTCTGGATTTGTACCTACGAGGTAAAAATTTGTGCGAAGTCGCCACTGGTTTTGGGCCGCAGTTATCCTGATGTTAGGTGGGATCCTCTACATGGGACTCGCTCCCGCCGCTGAGGCGGCTACTCCGCGTGTGAGCACCCAACCCACTGTTGAGGTCGACGTGGTGTTAAAGACAGATAAAGCCTGGACGCATCGCAAGGCTACCGTAGACGCATTCAGCGACGGTAAGATAGTTGTCTGTGAAGAGTTCAAAGATAGTGTAGTCGCCCAGTGCATTGTGCTGGTAGACGACGGCGATGTTCCGATGCTGCCTGTCCGATTGTTAGAGGATAAAATATGAGTCTCGGCGCATCGGCCGAAGACTGGGCACACTTCGATTTAATACTCGGACTAGGCACCAACCTATTACCCTGCGTGCCAGCATCGTCGGACGTGAAAGTGGCAGAAGGCTCCGCGCTGGCCGGGAAGGTGGGGAAGATTCCGTCGATGATTAATGGCCGTGGTGAAGCTCATGGCCTATTAGCCTGGCAGAAGCGTGAGATCGCATCGAGTGAGGTGCAGTACTGGTCCAGCGACCGGCGCCTCAACATGTGCGTGCGCACCGGCCCGATCAGTGGCATCTATGCTCTCGACATCGACATCGACGACGATCCCACCGTCGGCCCTGACCGCGCAACTGACGTTGTCGACGCGATACACTCAACACTCGGCGCGCTTCCCACGCGATGGCGCGAGAACAGCGGCAAGTGTCTATTGATGTTCAGGATGGAGGAGCCATGCAAGAAGCGCAAGATCAAGCTCGATGCGAATCCCAAAGGTCCGGCCATCGAGCTGCTCGCCGATGGTCAGCAGTTCGTTGCCTGTGGCACGCACTCCTCTGGTGTGCGCTACCGCTGGGGTGCCGAGCTGCCTTCGAACATTCCGACGATCACGCTGGCTCAGCTGGATTCATTATGGAAGACACTGACTACCAGCTATGCGAGGAGCGATACGTCACCCGTCCCGAATGCTCTGGCCAAGGCATCGAACCCATCTACGGGTACGGACCAATCAGCGGGGGTGATGAAGACGATAAGCGAGCCAGACTGGGAACATTTGCTGGCATGCCTTCGCTTCCTGGTTCCACACGCCGCGGACGAACAAGTATGGGCGGAAATAGGAATGGCTCTATTGTCGATCAAAGATTGCGGTAAGCCGGTGCGGCAGCTGTGGCTAGACTTCAGCAGAAAAGCACCAAATTGGGAAGAAGGCGCGGCCGAGCAATGGTGGGAGGCGCACGCTCGTGAATAGGCTGCAGATTTACTATCAGCTTAATAAGGAACGTCTCAAGGCGCAGGCCAGAGCACGTTACGCCACTAAGCGAGAAGAGATACGCCAGAAATTAAATGAGTATGGACGTAAGAACAGAGTCGCAGCTAAAGAGCGTCTTCAGAAATGGAGAAAAGATAACCCCGATAAGGCTAAAGAACAATCGCGTCGGTATTACGCAAACAGCGTAGCTAGACGGGCGCATGTAAAGCTTGAGACTGCGTACCGCCGCGCGGCAATAGCCAACAGAAAGTGCATTTGCTGTACTAATATCATGTTTCGCACTGTTTACGCAGCGTCTGAACTGGTAGGCGGCGAGGTCGACCACATAAAAGCGATAGCGCTCGGAGGAAAGCACTGCGTGAAGAATCTACAGATTCTCAGTGTGGAAGAGCACAAGGAAAAAACCAAGCGCGATCTAGCTGAATGTCGGAGGCTCCGTGCAGCCGCGAAGTGACTTTAGGCGTATATTCAATATGGCGCGGCAGCGCGGCATGCAACGAATCGCCTCACCTGACGACTTCCCGCCAGTGGCAGCGGCCGACTCGCCTCCAGCGGCGAATTCTGATCTGGTTGATGTCATGCCACCGGAAACTCAGATAACGCCTGGCGAGCGGCGCACGATTCTTCTGATTGACGCGAACTTCCCTAACATTTTGGATGAACTGGAAGAAGTAATTAGTCCGTACGTCTACACACAAGGATCACACCTGGTTCGAACATCGGAAGCTCACAATGACGCCGCCATACAGCGCAGCGCCGACGCGTTGATGCTGGTTGGTGCATCAAAAGATTGGGCGCGCAAGCGGCTCGGCCAGCTTTGTGATTTCAAGAAATATTTATCGTCGCGTGAGGAATGGATATCAGTTAGCCCAAGTGCCGAACATGTCAACGCGATGCTCGGGCTGGGCGGATGGAGCACGCTACGCCCGCTTGACGCCATCGCCCGCGCGCCGTTTTTACGGGAAGATGGAAGCATCTGCGATGTTCTCGGGTACGATTGTGCAAGTCGTGTTTTATACATCCCAAGCACGAATTATCCGCCGATCCCAGAGACACCGACGCGTGACGACGCGGTGGCAGCGCTCGCGCGCATCCGCGAACCGTTCAATGAGTTTCCCTGGAAGGAGGAGGCATCGGAGAGCGCGTTCCTGTCGCACATCCTCGCCGAGGCCGCGCGACTAGCAATGGAGCGCTGCCCGATGTATTTCTACGACGCGCCGATGGCCGGCACTGGCAAGAGCACACTGCAAGAGATGGCCGCGCGCATCGTGCACGGCACCGAGCCGGCACTGCGCCCTTGGGTGGCCGACGAGGACGAACTACGCAAATCACTTTACGCATGTCTGATGGCGGGTGACCGCTCCATCTGGTTCGACAACGTGCCGGATGGTGTGAAGGTGCGCTCCTCTGTGCTCGAAGCGTTCCTCACCAGCGCGGTGTGGAAGGATCGTAAGCTGGGCGAGAGCATGACCACAGCGATACCGAACAAGACGGTGCTGGTGGCTTCAGGCAACAACCTGACACCAGTCTCCGCACTTGCACGGCGTAGCCTCGTGATACGCCTCGACGCCAACACCGAGCATCTACGTGAGCGTGTGTTCAAGATCGTGAACCCGCGCCGGCACGTCATGGAGCGACGCGGTCAGATGCTCATTGACGCGCTCACGATCATCAAGGCGTATCTCTTGACCGGCGGCAAGGAACAGATGCCGGTCGCGCTGCCCAGCTTCGAGGATTGGTCGCGCCTCGCGCGTGATCCGTTGATCTGGCTTGGCCTCGCGGATCCTGTTGTCACACAGCTCAATGAAACGGATGACGAGTCTCAGCCGCTCGGTCCGATCTTCGAGAAGCTGGCAGCCAACTTCGGTGAACGCACGTTCACCGCTGGCGACATGGCGCGCGTCGTCGGCAGTCTCTCCGATGAGAAGAACGAGCTGAGCGACGCGCTGATGCAGATGGGATGCATGGAACCCAACAACCCCATCAAGATCGGCTACTGGCTCCGTGCCTCGAAAGATAAAATCGGCAGCGGCTTGAAACTCGTGCACGACGGGCATAGCATGCACGGTGTGAGATGGCGGTTACGAAACACGAACGGAGATCTGACCAATGGCTGAGCAGATGATTACGAACACGCAGGGCGACGCACTGTCCCGATTGATCCAACTACAGGCTGGACGACATGACATCCGTCAGACCTGGTCGGGCAACGGTGTCACGGATCTGATCGCGCTGTGCAATGCGCACGCTGTCAAAGCGCGACTGTCCAAACACCTGTGGACCAGCATGCGCGAGCTTATGACGATGCCCGAGCTACGTGAGCTACCCGAGGCGCTGCAGGCGCAGATCATGTCCATCATCTTGTCGGCGCAGGCGCTGATGGAATTGGACAACGAGAGTCACGCGAAGAAACTCGCGCAGCTGGACAGGCCGAAGGGATCGCTATGACACACAGCGCATCGGAAGTCTTCACCATGCAGCTCGCACGCGCGGCTGCCAAGCAGGCCAACAAATTCCTGAGCGCTCGTGGCCTGCAGAAGTCTGACCGCGACGATGTGATTGCGGCCGCGATGCTGTGGTGCTGGGAGAATCGCGACAGCTACAGCCTGACCACCACGCTGGAGACCTGGTTCATGAACGCGGTGCGCGACGCGTACAAGGGACTACAGCGCGAGGAGCTGCCGACATCTGACCAATCGATGGAGCAGATGGGTGGCGGCGATGACACGTACAGCACCGTCGCTGCGGAGTCCGCGGCCATGACGCTGATCAGTGCGCTGAATCAAACCGGCAAGATGGTGGCGGTCATGACGATGGGCGGCTACACACGCGCCGAGATGATCGAGCGCGGCATCTCGAAGCGCGCGATAGACGAGACACATCAGCGCATCAAACAGCTGCGCCGGCTGGTGCCAGACGCCGACGGCGTGCGCCTCATTGCCAGGACGATGCCCGCTGTATCGTCAGACGATACGGATGATCAATTATCGGAGATCGACATGGCTTTGGAACAATTGGATTTCGCACCGCCCGCCGGCAAGGACTGCCCGCCATGTTTCAGGTGCATGTGGTATTACGGATTCCTGCCAGACGGCAAGCGCGGCACGCGGCTGGAGATCGAAGATCAAGACGTGCGCGAAGCGGTGAAGAACACCGAAGCGCGCAAGATAGAAATTGCACATCAGGTAAGAGGAGAGTGAAGTGTCTGTAGATGCAAAGATAATGACGGTGGTGAGCGCGATCAAGCAGTCGCTGCAGATGTCGGGCAGCCCGGGGTCGAGCGTGAACAGCCACCCGAACCCGTTCTTCTTGAACGTGAACGGTGAGATCGATCTGAAGCACGCCGCCACGTTAATCCTTCAGCGGCTGGAGGAATATGAGGCGGCGCTGAAGGCGCGGATCGAGAAGTCGATCAAGGAAGCCGAAGCCAAGGCGGCAGCGGTCGAGGTGAATCTGGATTAGGTTAAATGGCGGGCTGGGGGGTTGCGTCCCGGTCCGCTTTCCGATTATACTGGCCGCACGTAACTTGAACCTGGAGATGCAGATGGAATTTTCGACCTACCAGAACGCGATCTTCGCCTTCCTCGCCAACACCCTCCGCAACCTGGTCGTGCGCGCTGGCGCCGGCTCCGGCAAATCCACCACGCTGATCGAGATCGTCAAGCGCCTCGTCGGCAACACCATTTTCCTCGCGTTCGGCAAGGACATCGCCGAGTCGCTGAAGTCGCGCGGCGTCAACGCCCGCACCTTCCACAGCCTCACATACATCCCGGTGACCCGCTTCTACTCGACGACGGTCCGCGCCTCTGTCGACGGCAGCAAGGTCCGCAACATGATCCGCGAGCGCTACAGCGAAGCTGATCAGCGCACGTACGGCAACTTTGTCAACAAGCTGGTGGGTCTCGCGAAGAATTCCGGCATGGGTTTTCTGATCGACGACACCGAGCAGAACTGGGACGACCTGGCCGCTAAGCACGACTTGGAGATCGAAGACGGCAAGGGCGACCACCGCACCGCGCTAGAGCTGGCCCGCGCGATGCTGATCAGCTCGAACAACGCCGCCACCCAGCAGGGACTGCTTGACTTCGATGATCTGCTCTTCCTCGCCGTCAAGGAAGGCATCACGCTACCGACGTTCGACAACGTGCTGGTCGATGAGGCGCAGGACACCAACGCGATCCAGCGCGCCATCATACGCAAGATCATGAAGCCCACCTCTCGCCTGGTAGCGGTCGGTGACCCGAGCCAAGCCATCTACGGTTTCCGCGGTGCCGACAGCGACGCGATGGACCTGATCAAGTCAGAGTTCGACGCCGACGAGCTGCCCCTGACGGTTAGCTACCGCTGCGCGAAGTCCATCGTCGAGTACGCTTCCCAGTTCGGCGTGATCGAGGCCGCCCCGGGCGCCATCGACGGCGAAGTGAAGAGCCTCAAGCGCACCGACAAGTATGTGGATCTGATGGGTGCCGCTGACCTGGTGGTGTGCCGCCTCACGAAGCTGCTGATCGAGCTGGCGTACGATCTGATGATGGCCCGCAAGCCGGCGTACATGATGGGCCGCGAGATCGGCGAAGGTCTCGTGAACCTGATCAAGAAGCAGCAGGCCAAGGGCATCGAGCAGCTGATCGTCAAGCTGGAAGCCAGCACCGCCCGCGAGGTAGAGCGCGCCAAGGCGAAGAACGACGACGCCAAGGCCGAGCGCGCTGAAGACCGCCGCGACTGCATCCTGTTCCTGGTTAACACGCTGGAAGAGAACGACCGCACGATCCCCGAGCTGATCCGCGTCATCGAGAACCTGTTCCGCAACAAGGCGGACGCGGTGGTCCTGGCGACGGTGCACAAGGCCAAGGGTCTCGAAGCGGCCCGCGTGTTCTGGCTGAACCACGACTACGTCAGCAAGTGGGCGCGTCAGCCCTGGCAGAAGCAGCAGGAAGTGAACCTGCGCTACGTCGCCGCCACCCGCGCGAAGTCTGAATTGGTCCTGATCCCTTCACCCCCAAAATCCAAGTAGAGGAGTTTACGCAAATGACTACGATCAAGAGTTACAAAGGCTTTGATCAGAACTGGAAGTGCCGCGACATGCAATACGCCGTCGGCAACACCTACGAGCATACCGGTGATGTTGCGGCGTGCAGCGCCGGCCTTCACGCCTGTGAATACCCGCTCGATGTGTTCAACTACTATACTCCGGCTTCATCGCACTTTGCTGAAGTCGAGCAATCTGGCGTATTGAGCAGACACGATAGTGACTCAAAGGTCGCCAGTTCAAAACTGCATGTGAAGTTGCAGCTGTCTTTTGGCGACCTCATCAAGGCAGCGATTGACTACACATTCGCACGCGCTACGCCAGAAGGCAAAAAGGCAACGGGCGACCAGGGCGCTGCATCGGCGACGGGCTACCAGGGCG